GCGTATTATTAAAATATTGTTCATGTTTTTCTTTGAAACTTGTACCAGTTAGTTTTTCATATGCTGCATTTAATTCTTTATACTTTTTAGAAGCAATTAATCTATCACGTTTTGCTGCATATATATTACCTAACAAAATATTTGATAAACGTTCTTGTCTTATCAATTTTTCAGCAATATTTGTTTTATCTGATAAGTATTTAAAATCTTCCTCATATATATGTAATGACCCAACATTCCAATATAAATGCCCGGGAAGAATATCTTTATCTAATTCTGTTATAAGACGATTAACAATTTTTGTAAATACTCCACATTGCCATAAAGAATCCATTGTGTATTCACATACATTATTAGACCTCATATATACAATATAATCAACTCTTTTTTGTTTTTTACGATAAATTACTTGCATTCCTATTGTACAGATTTTATCTCCATTATGATATTTTTCTGGACATAACATTCCAATATAAGCTTGTCTTGTATCTGGGTCTTCTTTAATTGCTTCAACAACTTTATCTATTTGGTCTCCTAATATAGGATCATAATTATCTATATACCACTGTTCATCTGTAACATGATGATCATGGTAAACTATATATCCTGTATTAGATTCAAAATTTGCATTTATAAGTTCAATAAAGCTTTGATTTGTTTTTGTATCAAACTTAAAATCTTTGCTATTATACTTTTCCTTTAATAATTTCTTTATTTCCTTTTCACTTAATACTTTCATAACTTGGTGGTGTCCATACATTTTTATATCCTTCTTCATCTTTTCCATCCCATTCAACCATTTCTGCAACTTCATCATCAGGTTTCATAAACTTTTCTGCCCATTCTTTAGTATCATACCAAACAATTGGCCTTGCTCCAAATTTGCCAATATATCTATTTATAAATTTCCATTCACCATCTTCAAATATTTGGTTTGTATATTGTCTTTTATAAAAAGAATATTCGTTATCCCTATATACTAATCTTCTCATTTCATTTCATCCCAATTTATTTCTATCTCTTGAAAATTACTATGTCCGTCTTCATTATAAAGAGCAGTAATTCCATAAATATTTACATTGATTTCAAATATTTGTTTATCCCCAATTCTTTGACGAATTTGCTCTTCTATTGATGGGTCAAGATACACGTTTATCATAATCAGTTTTATTATCTTTATTTTTACCTACATGATATCCATCACAAAACAAGCATTTATAATATGAAAAATGAGTATTATATTTTTCACTCATTTTTTCTGCCGACTTACGAGCAGTCTCAACAGTATTATACATTACTTTAAGTTTGCCTGTATGTTGGTTTATGTGACTGTTTAATGAAAAAGCTCCCCAAGCATTTCTTGTTATAAAGAAATTTGTTATAACTCTTCTTCGTTTAACTTGGTCAATAAACCATATCTTAAAGTTTCTCCATTTTATTTTATCTAAATTTAATATCATTTGTATGCCTTTCTTAATTCTTCTATTTCTAATTCCATTTGTTTGAACTCAAATGAATTATCTTGATCCCAATAAAACTTATGAATAAACAATTTACTTTTCTTTTCAAAGTTTTCAGTATAATTACAATATGAAATAACCATCGTACACTTTTGGTCTTTTCTTGTTTCAATTTCATATCGTACATTCATATCAACTTCTCCTAAATACTTCAATTGTAATTCTTGAAGTTTCTTTAATGTTTCTTCTTTACTTAATTTCATTCTACAATTTCAGTTTCATATATTTCCCAGTTTCTATCCGGAAATTGTTCCTTTGCATCTTCCATTACCTTTTCAGCAGAATCATATCTAAGATATGTTACATTATCGTAATCGTACCAGCCACACCATTCAGGAGCTCCCCAACAGTCATGCCCATATTCTCCATAATGTATTTTATATGCTATCATTATTCTTCTTTGAAATTTTTATAAAAGTCTTCCCTTGTTCTTGCAAAATATTCTCCATCTGGATTATGATATTCTGTCTTATATAAAATAAGTCCACGTCTCCATGTTCCATTATCTTTGAACATAAAATTATCTGTTAATAATGAATATGGATTTCCTGTTTTTGTGTGTATATATCTTTTCATAATTTTATTGATACATTATAATTATCCGGTTCTTCTTTAATCCAAACTTTACCAATAATACCACCTCTATTGATAATATTTAAAATATCATTTTTAAATCTTTCTTCATCATCATATTCTTCCACAAAATTCCAACAACCTATTTTCCAAGGTTCTTCAATACAATTCCAAAATTCACAATTATTATTAAATTTATTATGAATATCCTGGTCTTCAAGCCACCATTTTTCAATACAATATATCTTCTTCATATTACTTCTTTATGTAATCTTCTATATTTGGATATTTATTTTTAATTTCATTATATTTTTGAATATCAATTTGGTCTTCATCAATATAATATCTTACTAAAAATTCAATCATTAATGGCCATGCAACTTCTTTTGCTGATGGACGAGGTGCACCAGTTGTTCCTAATGCTCTTAAATTAAAGAAATGACACCAATCAGATGCAAATGCAGTATGTACTGAACAAGTCTTTGTATCAAGAGGAAGTATTAAGCTACCTTTCTGTGCAGTCCAATTCTTTTCTCCAAATTGAGTTGTATTCATCATATAAGCATATTCACATGCCATATTAGCAAATAACCAGTAATCAACTTGCTCCATCGCTGGATAATCAGTGCCTTTAGATATCATATCACACATATCCTTAAATGACATGTGATCACGATTACTATGTATTATTTCTTTTTCGTCATCAGTAAACCAGATTGGTTCAATAATATTTAATTCAGCTCCAAATTTTTCTTTTGAATAATTACAATAACGAGTTGATTCTTCACCTATTGATTGAACACGGTGTCTATTAATATCTCGAGCAACAGCAAGATGGTATGTAAATCTTACAGTATATCGTTTTTCATGTTCTTCAGATGGTTCGGTCATCCACTGTAAAACTGAATCTTTTAATGATTCTTTTTCAATATGAAAATTGTTAAGCCAATATTTAGAAAGTAATTTATCTCTATTTTCATAAATCACTCTCCAATTTGTTGTAATAAAATAGAAATGGGCAGATGCTTGTGTTTGCATTCCGTAGCCTTTAATTTCAACATCAACTGTTTCATTGATGGTCTTTTCTTTAACTACTGAATACTTATTTCGTGAAAAGAAGCTTACAATATCATGTTTCCACATATATTGTGGATCACTTATTGGTGTTCCTAACGGTATTGTTAAATAAACTGTTCCATGTTCAAGCATTGCACCATGTTCTGCTTCTTCAAGCATTTTGACAAACTTTTCATATGATGTATCAGTTATCTTATCTTCAGATTTATAACAAGTTCGTCCACAAAGTTCGATATGCTTAAACATATCTTCAAGTAATGTTTCTTTATTATATTGTTGTTCTAATATTTCAAATTTTGGGGTTATTATATTCATTAACTGAACTTATATTTTTGTGCTCTCATAATAAACCAAAACTTTTTAGATTCATTTAATTTTGGTTTTATAGGTTGGAATTTCCACCATTCATTAAGATCATACCATACAACACTAGATTGTAGAACATCTTCGATTATGATTGTTCTACCACCTAATGTGTATCGTTTGTTCTTATATATATTGAATGGATTAATCATTAAGCGAATTCCAATGAATTTCTGTAATCATCTTCATACTTACTATGTTTTAATTCATAAGCAAAAGATGCATTAAATGCAAACTTCCACCAATTAACAGTAATGAAATGAGATTCACCTTCTGTTACAATTGTTTGTAAATATACTTGACGAAATAAATCTTGATGTCTAATTACTACGTCATTACCTTCAAATGTATAAACTTTATACCTATCAATTAATGGAAAAATCATATTAAATTATTTTAATCGTTAAACTTATATTTACTTAAAATTTTTGTTTCCTTTTCAACTAAATTTTTTGCTCGTTCTATTCTACGTTCTCTATAACCTATAAGTCCTTTAAGCCATTGTTCAGCAGCTTCTTTACATGAAAAATAAACTCCTTCATGTGAACTTGCACCATCATGCCAAGTACAATATACCTTTACTGGTTCTTTACCATTTACACAATAAATTAATAAATATTTATATGTGTGTTTATTTTCCCACCCACGATATTTTTGTACTTCTTCTTTAATATCCCAATCTGTTCTTTCAACTGTTCGTGGTTTCATTGTACAGTGATCATAATAATAAATTATATCACCAGGTTGTAAATCTTTAAATTGTTTCATTAGAATATATCTGCTAAATTTTCTTCTTGTGTTTGCACTTCTTGTTGTACTTTCTCTTCTTTCTTTTCCTCTTTCTTTTGAGATTCTAGAATCATATGTTTTTCAATTGCAAATTTATAGAAAACATTCATCATATTTTCATCATAAGGCATTGCTCCTTGATGTATTTGATAATTCATGTTAACCTCAGGAATAATATGATCCGGTAAATTTACAATCATTACAACTATATCTTCAGGTTTTGTATCTTCAGGTACATATCCTGACTTAATTAATGCTTGCTTATAAAAATATAATTGCAATGTATAACGATACCAATTCAATTGAGGATATTTAAACATAGGACCTAACATTTTCTTTGTCCATTTTGTTGCAACTTTATCAATTGTTCCTGATGACTTCCAATCAATTAATATATACTTACCTGTACGTTTATTTCTAAATAAAGCATCAAAACGTCCATATACATACATATCTTCTTTTGTCATCGGATCTTTAACCTTAAGATAAAGATACTTTTCTCTATCAATAAATTCAGTATCTCCTGACTTACTTAATACAGAATAGAAATTATCAAAAGCATCACAATGAGCTTTAAGTCTTTCATCAAAATCATATCCATTATCAAGTTTGAATAATCGTAGATCATTTTCATTACCTGTTAATATACATCCAATATAATCATCAAGTAACGATCCATAATGAGTTGATGTTGCACCTTTTGCTGACCATGCATCACGAATCTGTTCAGCTGTCATATGATAATATTCTGACTCAGGATTATCAAAATATTTTGCAGATGTATTTTCAGATACAGTTTCAGCATCAAATGGTGTTTCTAACATATCAAGTAAATTTGAAATACTTACTTTTCTTAAATTTTTATCTACATCTAAATTTGAAAAATCTATCATATAAACCTCATATAAATATATTACAATATAGAATTTTTGAAATAAAAATTAAAATATTAAAGGATGTTAAAATCTTAATTATATTTGAATTTTAAAATATATTTTCTATATTATATTTGTAAATAATTAATGAATATGAAAGGTTTAATTACTCCACTGTTTGAAAATTGGTTTAAAAAGATTGACAATACGATGGTTCTTTACTGTGTAGTCAATATGTTTGAGGCTTTTTTCTGGTGTTTTGTGGTTGCTTTCATTGTTTCAGGTGAATTTCTAAAATATATTTAATATGAGATTTGGAAAAAAGAAAACAGAAGCTATTGAAGAGTTAAAGAAGAAATATGTCTCACATGGCATGTGGTCAACAGGTTATCAGCTTGATGACATTACTAAAGGTATTGCAGAAGCACTTGGAAAAACTATAGTTCATATTAATGTTCCTTATTCAAATTTCAATTGCCATGGTGAAGCAGTTAAAGTAGCAAAAGATGTAAAAGGACTAATGCCATTTTCAACTGCTCGAGTTTCTTTTGATGAAGTTACAACATTGTTTTATGGAGATAATCATATCACTCGTGGCAATTATCTTCCTTTCTTAGCAGATGTTGATTGTTTCTATATTAAGAATATTGATACGACAGGAAATCTTTGGGTTACTGTTGATTTGAAGAAAGGTCCAAGTTGGAGATCTTATCTTTAAATTTTCATAATATATTTGAAATTTAAAAATTAAATACTATATTATATTTGTAATTATTAATTAAACAATAAAAAATATGATAAACGAAATTTGGAAACCCATTTCTAAGGATTTGTATTACATGGATTCACTTATTGGTGATTATGAAGTTTCAAATAAGGGACGTATTCGTAATGCAAAGACAGGTAAGTTTATTCATCCATTTAAGACACAGGACAAGAAACGTTTGAAGTGGACAAATCACAAGACACTTAAAACTTGGAACAGTACACTGCAGTTCTTGGTTGACCACACTGTTTATCAGACATTTGTTGGTGACTGTTATGGAAAGGTAATTTATCATCGTGATGGTGATAATTTCAATAATGCAGTTGATAACCTTTATATTAAGTAATATGACTAATCAAGATATAATTAATGTATGTGAATCTGCCCGTTACCATCTCATTTGTATATCAACTGAGATGGATAATTTTATTAAAAACAATTATTCAGATGGCAACAGTGAGGGTAAATTTTATAAAGTTTATCGGGAAGGTAATGATGCAAAATACGGTCATTATATGATTAATCCTCATACAATGAAACGTCGTAGTTCAACATTTGATGAGTTCTATGGTGGTGGCATTGTAGATTAATTTCATATTCTATTTAAATATTTTTTTGTGAATACTATATAATAACTGATAATATTAAATAACATATATAATAAGTTAAACATTTTAAAATTGTAAGAAATGGTTACACATTATAATCCAAATCCTACTTGTAAATTTTTCAAGTCAGGTAAACCAAAAAATTGGTATATTGATGATTCTGCGGTTCGTGCAATTGCAAAGGTATTTGATACAACTTGGGAAACTGCGTATGATATGTTATGTAAAGCAGGTTTAGCTTTGCACGATATACCAACTTCAAAGCAAGCAATTAATTATATTCTTGAAAAGAATGGTTTTGAATTTGTTACTTTAGGTAAGCCAAAGAAAGGTGAGTCTCGTCCATCAGTTAAAGAATTTACTGAGGAACTTGGAGCAAATAGCCCAATGTATGTATTGAACTTGGCTGATTATTTTGTAACAGTAATCAACGGGGAGATCTTTGATGTTTCAGAGGATTGTTTGAAACCTTCTGTTTATTCATATTGGGTAAAGAAATAATTAAATTAGATTTCAGAAAAGTTCTATATTAATATAATTTACATCAGAATGTAAATGAATGATGTATAAAAAATATATATAGAACTCCATGAAAGAAACTTTAGTTATTAATTTAATAGGTGGTCCTTGCAGTGGCAAGTCGACTGTTGCAGCTGAATTATTTGCAAGACTCAAAAAAATGGGTATAAAAACAGAACTTGTTTCTGAATATATTAAAGATAGAATTTATGAAGAAAACAAGACAATGCCGAATAATCAGATTGCAATATTTGGAATGGAACATTATAATATTTCCAACAAGTTAGGAAAAGTTGAAGTAATAGTTCATGATGGATCATTTATTAATAACATCCTATATAAAAAAGAAGATAACCAAGAATTTGATAATTTAATTGTAAGTGAATATCATAAATTCAATAATTTAGATTTCTTTATTAAAAGAGGTAATATTGAATTTGAAGACTACGGACGAATACATAATTATGAGCAATCACTTGAATTAGATGAAAAAATAAAACAATTGTATAACAATTGTGGAGCTAACTTTATTGAGGTTGAATCTCGAGATGCAGTAGATAAAATTATTCCAATTGTTTTAAAAAAGTTAAACAAATGATTTGTACAAGAATAAACGATAAAAACTTAACAAGATACAATTATAAGTTTATTCCTGAAACTGATAAGGTTGAAGTATCTAATAAAGATTTTTATGATGTAATATCTTATGATGATTGGAGAAAAGAATATTACATTGTTGATAAATGGGGAAGTGTAGAATAAAATGAAAAAAGAAAAAATAAATGGACTTGAACACGGATATACTGATGAGGAAATACAAAACATCAGAGAAAATTTCCGTAAAGCATTTGGTGTTCCTTATGGATTGATGTATGGACACGTAAAGGAATTATGCTCCAAGAAAGAGTCCGTTATGAAAAAATTCATTAAGGTAGGCGATAATTTTTATCATTTCATGTTCAAGAAACAAGCAAATGATTTGGGTCTTAAAGAAGGATATGTAAAGATATTGATAACTTATCGTCGTGCTGATGTAATATTTTTCACTTATCCTGATTCTATTAATCCAAGAAAGGAATATCATTTTGATTTAGGATCTGAGTTCTGCGAAAAATTGATTCCTTTTAAAATTCATTATGATAGACTATCAATAAAATCAAAGAATAGATTCTTAGTTCAATTAGATTTTTCTCCAAGACTTGCGGGTAAACATATTGAAGTATTTGATGAGAATAACATTAGATTGCCTGATATTGTAATTGGAGATGATGGCAAAGAAATAAAAGACGATATATAAAATGGCTACAGGAAATACTTTAATGGTCCGCGATATGTTAGGAAGAACATATTTTTCCAACAATAATAATGGTGGAGGGCTTGAGCCGAAACCCTGGTGGATTATTGCATTCCTAATTGGCTTTATAATATTTGAATATATTAAGTGGACATTCTTTAGATGAGAAATTTTGAATTTTTTCCGTTTGTTGTAGATAAGCACAACAATGTTTGGAAGTACGTAAAAGCTAAAGATCATTTCATCAAGGTAACTCCGTGGGAACCTGGTGAAGATCGTCGAGTTAATCGTTTTGAAATTGAAAAGCTTATCATTAAAAATGAATTAACTCAAATGAAAAACAAACCAGCAGTTCATGAAATTATCAATAGTCGCTGGGATAATATTTATTATGAATGGGAGTACATGGGTGTTAAATATACAGTAGAAGACTGTAAACATTCATTACCAATTGGAAGAGCACCAGTTCACCCATTTGAACATAAATATAAAGATGCAAGTGGTAAAGAACATACATGGATTGAAAAAGGTTGGCGTATTGGTTTTAACAATGGTAAAATTGTGTGGGTTAATTATTATCATTATGCTCCAAGAATTGTAATATCACCATTTGAAAATATTGATAAAGAACCACATGATAATTTCAGTTGGACAACTGATAAACATGTAAGACCAATTTATTCGCATAAAATAGGAGATTTAATTTAAACATTAACTTTTAATATAAATAATTTATGGAAAAGATTACTCGTGCAAATCTGCTTAAGCAACTTGATGCAGTAAATGAGAAAATTACAAGTCTCGAGTCAAAGGTTTACAATTATGCAACAAACAAGGCATGGCCTGGATGTTTAGTTATTAACAAGATTGAAAATGTTAAGCAACTTATTTCAACTTGGGAGACTATTCATACTGCAACAAAGACAAGCCATGATGCAATTGCTGCACTTGGATTGGATAAGTTAGGACTTGTAAATGAAAATGATGAGAAGTTCAATGGATTTACTCTTAAGGAGTGGGAAGATGACTTGAAGCTTTGTGCACAAAAGTTTGCTGATGCAGTAACACTTGAGAACCTTAGAAAGGCTAAGAAGATTCTTGAAAAGAACATGAGTGAGGATGATAAGTTTGCTGCAGATATGAATGCTGTTGCAGATCTTATTAAGTAAACAATTATTAATTTAATAGGTGCTAACATATGTTAGCACCATTTTCTTTTATTATGAACGACAGATATATAATTAAGTGTATTGCCATTAAGAATATTAAGTCAGACAAACTTAATGAAGAATGGATGATTACTGAAGGCAATGAATATTGGTATAATCCTGAAGCATCAACATTTAGTTGTGTACATGATTATGATTTAGTTAAGAAATTTTTTCCATATAAGCAATTTCCAAGTTCAATTATTCCTGTTACAAAAATTCAGAATAATGCAAAAATATTCAAGAAACTTGCAACAGCAAAAGATCACACAAAAATAGTTGAAAATACTGGATATTTCAAATGTGAAATTTATAGAGTTATAACAACTATAGAGAAATTATAATGAAAGAAATAATTAAGAGAAAATTAATAAGAATACGTCATTATAAGTATCATAATAAACCTATCAATTTCAAAAATGGTAAACCTTGTGTATGGGAAACTGCATGGGATGACACATATTTACAAACATTTTATTATAATGATAACAATGAATTAATTGTTGAACATGATTTGGATTATACAAAAGCAGCAATGTTTGAACATGACAATGATGTAATGAAATATAATGGAGTTAATTATGATATTGATGATATTGTAAAATTGCTTGAAAATAATTTAAAACCCAAAAAAGATTATTATATTAAAGCAGTAAATTGTGAAACTAAAATAGGATAAAAATCATATATTATTTATTTCATTTAATTCATAAAAATTAAATTATATTTGAAATTTTGATTAAAGATACTATATTATATTTGTAATCAAAATAAAATAAATATGACAGCAAAAGACATCAAACTTATCGAGAAAGCAAAAAATGATTTTTGGGAAAACATCAAGCCCGAAGAGGCCGACACTGAAGAGACTCGTGAAATTCTCGATGAAATTCGTGCTGATGGCTACCACATGGAGGAAGCAATTTATGGAATGATTTAATTATACAATACAATATGACAAAGAAAGAAAAGCTTGAACTTTATTACAGAGCTAAGGAAGCTTATTATAATGGTCAGGAAATTATGACTGACTTTGAATTTGATGCACTTGAAAAGGAACTTGGACTTGAGAATAAGGCTCAGATCGGTGCTCGTCATAATCCTTCTTATACAGTTGTTCATCCTTTCATTATGGGTTCACTTTCAAAAGTACAAATTCATAAGGATAAGGAAGGTAACATTGATTGGAAGAAATATTTTACTGAGGCTGCAAAATATTTTGGTCGCCATGAGGTTATCGTAACTCCTAAGTTTGACGGTTGTTCATTCGAATGTGAGTGCAAAGATGGTAAGATGCTTCAGATTTCATCTCGTGGCGATGGTGAAACTGGTAAGGATTTGACAAAGATCCTTTGTGATTTCATTCCTAAGTCGCTTATTGAAATGAGTGGGTGGAATGTTTTCCGTGGAGAGGTTCTTGTCAGCAAAAAGGTTTATGAAGAGAAATATGCTGAGCAGTTTACAAATCCTCGTTCATTTGTATCGGGAGTTCTGAACCGCGATTATTCAGAAGATCCTGAATATCTTGCAATGAGAAATGATTTGTCAATTGTTATTTATGATTGGCGTCAAATCAGTAACGGTATTGTTAAGGACCGTGAGTGGACTAAACTTAATGTCCTGATGTCTGAAGCTGATTATCATTTGGGTGTTACTCCACAATTCTTCAAGACTCGTTATATTTTGAATGAAAATGACTTTGCTGATGTATATGCAGAGTTTGCTGAATACCGTCACAATTGCCCATTTGCTTTGGATGGCATTGTTATTAAGCCAACTGAAGATTTCCGAATTAATAATACAACTGAACATCGTCCATCTGACTGTGTTGCAATTAAGTTCATTCCAATGCTTGAAGAGACTGAGGTTGTAAACATTACATGGAATCTTGGAAAAACTGGAGAATATACTCCAATTATTTGGGTTAACCCAGTCAATATGGATGGTCGAGATGTTCAGAAATGTTCTGGTCACAATTATGGATATCTAAAGTCAAAGGGTGTAACAATTGGCTCAAAGGTTATTATGTCGCTTGCTGGTGATATTATTCCTTTCCTTTATAAGGTTACTCAGACAAATGATGGAGAAATTCCAATGCCTGAGGGAGAAACTCTTATTGATGATATTCATTTGATGGCTGTTCTTAATGAAAAGGATCATGCAAAACTAAAGTTTATCTATTCAGCAAATAGTTTGAATATTCCTAATATTGGTGGTGAAACTGCTAAGAAGATTTTTGATTATATTTCTTCAGTAGATCCGACAACTGCTGATTTCTTCGATGAGGCTGAGCCAACATTGAAATACAATATTTTGGAATGTACTCCTGAGGAGATTTATTTTGGTGCAGGAGCTGGTAAGAATGGTTCAAATGCAAAGAAAGCTTTTGAGGAAGTTCTGAAGCAGTTGAGTTTGACCGATATTATCAAATCTTGTTCATTCAAACTCTGTGGTTCAAAGGTTGCTGAACAGTGCGCTAGTTATATTCTTACTGGAGATGCTGATTTTGAACACCTTGCAACAGAAGGTTATCAGTGGGTAAAGAACGAAAATTCAAATGAGCGTAAGGAGATTAATGAAATTTTGAATAAGATCGGAATGACAATTGATGACTTCAAAGTTGTTCACGAAGCAATTAAGAAAACTACTTCAAATCAGATTCCTGTTATCCTAACAGGTGAGCCTAATGATTATAAGTCAAAGGGTGAGTTCCTTGCTTGTCACCCTGAATATCGTCAGACAGGTTCTTGGAAGGAGGTACAAATTGTATTTACAAATTCGCTCGAGTCAAATACTGGTAAGATGAAAAAGGCTCGTGAGAAGGGAATTGAACTTCGTTTATATTAATAAAATGAGAGAAGCAATATTTAAAACAAAAATGTCACGTGAAGAACTTCACGAATATTGGAAAAACTGGGCAAATGTATTTATTCCTGAGAATACTTGGGATAATGTATATTTGTTAAACTCAAATATTTATATATCTGTTTGTAAAATGGATAAGACCATTATACGAGTTTATGGTCATAATCATATTCAACTTGGAATATTTGAACCAGATAATGGTTGTATTTGGGGAGATCATGGGATTTATGCATATTATCCAACATTGACATTTTACAATAACTTGAATAGAGTTGGTTGCAATTATGATGTTGGAAAACCTAATAATACACGAGTTGAAATGACTAAACAAGGAATGATTATCAACGAAGAGAATTTGTTAAAGGCAATTCGTGATAGCTTTGATTATATTAAAATTTTCGAAGATAAAGAATAATATGAAAAAGATTTTATTTATTTTAAGTTTAATTTTATTTATTGGGTGTGGTGAAGTTTCAAATGAACCTGTTCAAAAGAAAAATAATCAACCAGGGATTGAATTAATTGACACAACATGTGTTCAATATGATGTTCATATTGGTAATAATGATGTTGACGTTCGAGTAATTCCTGTTACTAAAAATGGTGAAACACACGATTATGTTGTTGCAACAGCAATTTTATATAAAGCTGGTGGTATTTCAATTGAACATTGGGCGGGTTGTAATTGTTTTAAAAATAGATAATAATGGATTACAAAAAGGTACATGATTCATATTTGGATCTTGTAAATAATCATATAGATGAATTAATTAATACTTGTAAGAATAATCATCAAGTAGTTCATCATAATATGAGAGAAAGTTTGATTTATAATTTAATGACTCTTGTGTCTAATCATAAATATACAAAAGATTTATCTGAACTTGAAATGATTGGATTATTACTTGCTGGGTATTGTTATTATATGAATTTTGAAATTAATGAATAATGAAATACATTTATGATTGATTTAATTAAGGAACATAAAGAACTATTTAAAAATCAATTATTAGATTATATTAATGATTCAATTGATACAACAAGAAAACAATTGAAGTCAAGTGTTGAAAGTTGCGATATAAATTATTTCAATGGATCATTAGATACTCTTGCTGAATTAAAAAATTATATTAAAGAAATGTAATGAAAGATTTTACACATAAAGATTGTTGTATCAATTGTGAGAATTTTTGTTTTTGGGACGGTGACTATTGTTGCTTTCCCAATTTCAAGATTCATCAATATAATATAACATATTATCCTGAGTTTGATAGTAAACCTAATAAGGGTTATTTTTCAGATAATAGAATGTTTAGAGATATTGATAATACAATGGTTTTAGGTAAAGATTGTGAAGATTATCACAAATGGGGAACTTATATGTATGTTCCTGATTGTCCTAATGAATATCTCGAAGAATATAAACGATTTAAGGAATGGGACAAATTATGTCATCAACTTGAACAACATGTTTCAGATCCATCAGGATATTATGAGAAAATAACAAAACCAATTTATTTCAACAAATACACAAGATAATATGAAAATAACATATAAAGTCGAAGGTGTTATTGAAATGACACTTGATAAAGAAGATTCAATTGAATATAATAATTCATCAGATAAAGATGCATTTGTTAAACAATATTTTATAAATGCATTAGATGGATGTTCATCTGCTGGTGAAAATGAATTAGATTTTAATGTTAATTTTAACGGACTCCGTATTAAAGAAATAATATGATAACATTAAGAAAAAGATTATCGGTTCATGATAGAGTAGGAAAAGTTACTGTTATTGATATGCTTAACGATCCTGCTGGTAATAATATTCCATATTATCTTATAAAAGTATTTGGAAAAAATAGATATTTATATATATGTCAGCAATGTGAATCATTAAATCAATATTGGGTCGTCGTTGATGAAGACAGAGCAGATTATTGGATTTATAAATCATTTTTGGATATTAGAGATGATTATAAAACTTTTGCAATGTTTACAAAACGAGACAGAAGTTCATTCAAATATTGGTTTGCTCATTGGTGCGGATTTCAATTAACTGCTCTTAATCTTGGTATTTGGAAACCTAAGTATTTATTACATGATATTGAAAAACCATGGCTTAAATTGTTATGGAGAGGTGATTATAAAAGAGTACAAAAATGGCATCGTACACACAATAGACATCATCTTGAATACGGATTAGAACATGGTTGGGATGCTATTGACTGGGAAGCATTAATGATTGATTGGGAATGCTGTGGCTTGTCAAAACAAGAAGCACAACTTGATGCTCGTGAAACTCTTGAATATGAGATTCAGAGAGAAAAATGGAAACCTTATGCAAATGAAATTTCATCTCATTTGGAAAAGTATTTGAATTTATATAATATGTAATTATGGTTAAGATACTTCCTTGGATAACATTATGCAGTAAATGTAATGTACGTCTTGAATATAATAAAGAAGATGTATTTGATGAAGATCACACATATTCTATAGATGGTATAAATATAAAACACAATATATGTCATTATATTATTTGTCCTAATTGTGGAGATAAAGTATATATTGATTAATTTTATATTATATTTGAATTTTACAATATAAATACTATATTAATATTGTAATTAAACAAATAGATATGCTTACAATAATTGGACTTATAATTTTAGGATTAATTATTTTTGTAGGAGCGGGAATATTCGGGTGGATTCTTGAATTACTTGGATATGTATTTGAGTTCCTATGGGAAGGTTTTACTAAAAGTTTAGGCTGTCTATTTTGGGTATTCATTATTTTTTGTATATTAGTAGTTTTGTGTTGTTAAATGGAAAAGGTTGCATTTTTGAAATTGAAGAACAGTTCATTACAGGATTATGATAAAATTTGTATTGAAGATGTTCATAGTATGATTCCCGTAGTTGATAAAAAAGGTAAAGCACACCTTTTGATTAATTTCTATGATTGGGAATATTGCATGGATGCATCAACGTTTTGTGATGAAATTGAAGAAGTTATTATTGAGGAATATGAAGACAAATCTAAGTAAACAAACAAAATACTTTAGAAGAATTTATAATCATGAATTATTGAAATTTGAATTAGAAGAAATTCCTTTAAATCGTGATAATTGGTATTATGTTCAACTTGATGCATCAGTTAGAACAGTGTTTCTTAAATATAATTGTCCTCTTCCAAAGTATGGAATTATTGAAGAATTGACACATTATACAATTATCAATTTAGTTAGAGATAATGTTAAAAGTGAAAAGGATTTGTTGCATTGGTATAAAAATCGAAGTAACATTCAATCTGATTTAGATATACAAGCAAAATGTAATTCAAATGATATTGAGGAAAATGAAAATTGGATAAAGTACGAATTTAAAATTATATAATATGAATAAGTCAAAAGCAATTTCAGAGATTTTTAATGTTGTTTTAACAAAGGGTATTGAAACATCAAAGAGTGATATCTTAGGAGAAGATATTGATGATAAAGTATACACCAAACGTATCAATATCAATAAAGATTATGAGTTCAAGAATGGTGTTGACATGGTTGAAGTTGTAAGTGTTTCATTGACTTGTGAAAATGAAAATATGACTGGTGCAGCTCCTCGTAAAATTCGTATTAACATGAAGAATAGAAACGGTTCTTGGGTTAATATTTTCTTGCATGAAGCACCAAATGAATTGATTGATTTTATTTATAAAAATATTTGTTAATCATTAATGCCTAAAAACAAATATAAGAATATTTGGTTTGATGAACATCCTGTAATAAATTATGCTACATTTGAGGCATTTCCAATGATAGTTTTCGGACATAAATGTATTTCTGAGGATTATCAAGATGGAGAAATATGGAGTGACGAAGAATATTGGGGTAGTATATTATATGATTTTGATGATGATAAATATTATCAAGCCCCATGTTATATACAATCTGAAAAGGGATGGGAAGATTTAATTAATAGATGGAAACAAGATCATAAAGATCCATCTGATGGTAATATATCTGAAGATTTTGATTCTGAAGCCGATATTGAAGCAATCAATTTCTATAAGGAATATTTGAAAACTGATAAGAAACAAGATATAGAAGATTATTATAAAAAAGTATATGCAAACAAAGAATGAATTTATACAGGACTTCAAACAGCAAATAATTGATGGTGTACGTCGCAATATGCCAAAAGATTATCGCAATTCACAAGCATATGCTGAACAAAGTTTTGAAACAAAATTTAATCAAGCAGTAAATCATAGTTCGTTTGATTGGGTATTGGAAGAAGTACTTGAACAGTATTACAATCAATTAAGTGAATATGAAAATATTTTAGGATATTAAATGAAGAGAATTGTAATTGGAGACCCACATGGACGTTGGGGATTTGTTAAGCAAATATATGATAAAGAGCAACCAGATGAGGTAATTATATTGGGAGATTATTTTGATTCTTTCGATATTGATGTTTATACACAGAGAGAATCATACGAACATATAATTGAACTTCGTAAGGAACATCTTAAGAAATATCATCGTGGATTTGTAATGCTTATTGGTAATCATGATATGCATTATATGGATGAGAAATTTGGAAGATGCTCAGGTTGGAATGCTTTATCTGCTTCAGTTGCAGGATATCCACTTTGCCGCGACTGGGATAGAGAAATACTTCAAATGTGTTATATTGATGAAGTAAACAAAACAATATATTCACATGCTGGTGTTTCAATGAATTGGTTTACAAAGTGGTGTACTTCATTAGGAAATATCAATACATTAGAAACAAAAGCATTTGCATTTACATATAGAGATGGTGGAGATGCTTACGGTAGTTCAACATACAGTTCTCCACTTTGGTTACGTCCTGAAGGATTACAAAATTCAATGTATGTTGATAATGATGGTATAGTATGGAATCAGATATTTGGGCATACTCAAGTTGATGCACCATTTCATTGGAAAATAAATGATGCTGACTTTTATGGAATTGACTGTATTTGGAAACATTATCTTGTTGAAGAGTTAGATAATAATCGTAAAGTAACAAAAAGATATTTAGGAGATGTAATGTCATGAAAGTAGAATTAAAACAAATTATTGACCAGCTTACTGAAGCATGTGGTCTTAGTGATGGATATAAAGTTTCAGCATTAATTGATGATGAAAATGATAATAAAATTGTCGGGTGGACAATTGTAAAGGTATATGAAGACGGTCGTATTGAACCTATTGATGATATCAAGTTTAATAATATTGATGAATTAATTAATGCATATCTATGAAAATTAAAAAGTCAAGATTCTCTACAATGATAAGTGATTTATATGGTAGAGATAATTATGAAAGAGCTCTTAAAGTAGGGAGAGAATATTGGTGGGACTGGCCTTGGGATACTCCAGTTGGTCGAAAACATGGAGCTGGATGGCATAAGATAAGAATAACATATACTCGTTCACATTGTATGTTTTACATCTTTCCAGATTATCCCGATGTTCCTGAGCAATTTTGTGGATTTGGTAGTTTCTTAGCATCATCATTAGTTCTTGCAGATTTAAATCCTATTATGGATTTGCCTGATATTATGAAAGATGGAATTGATATTGCAGAACAAATGTATTGTTTTGATGACACAAGAACAATTATTCATAATTGGGATAATTCAAGAGAAGGTGAAATTGATGAGAAAAATCTTGTAGATAAAAAACCAGAAATTGTATTTACAATAATGGCAAGTAATATGAAACAAAAAAGCGAAGCATAAGCTTCGCTTTTTCTATGTTAAAATTTTGGAACATTAATCTTAGGCATACTCATATTCGGCATGTTGTGCTTAATTGAGTTCATCATTGAATTAGGATTCATACCCTTCATCATTTGTGCCTGTTGCTTTTCTTGATTTTCGTTCTCTTTTTCTTGTTGTTTTTGAATTGCTTTTATTTCTTCAAGATATATTTCATATTGATAATACGGCATCTGATTAATCTCAGAAGGTTGAATATGATAATCTTTACAAATATATAAAAAGTTCTTCATCATCTGCTCAGTATCAATTCTGAACGGAGCATAAACTAACAATAAATAAGAATCATAAATATCCTGTTCAGCTTTAGATAAAATAGAATATTTATTTCTTTCCGAACTTCTTGAACTTTGACTCGTAAGAGAAGAGTTCTTTGATTGAGTTAGGAAATCGTATGTTAGATGTTACCTCCTCTCCGCAAATAGGACAATTTATAATTAACTTATTTGATGGAGTTACAATAATGTTACGAATAACATCATCCATAAATGAGAACATCTCTTCATCCCAACTCTTATATTTCAAGTTAAGCTCTCTAATTTGACGTGCTGCAATAGTTGCATCTTTTGAAAGTTTTGGAGTCATCCATGCAACAAAACGTAAGAATGTTTGGTCAATCTTGAAATTACGATTTTCTTGAAGACGAGCAATAAGCCATGCTTTAATTGCTGCATCCTTTTCAAGTGTAGGAATATACAATTGAATTGGTTCTTCTCCTTCAATACCAAATTCTGATGGGTCGATATACCAACATCTATTCTCACGATCGTAATACTTCATTACTTCTTCATCAGGGAAGTCATACATTAATGATTGTGAATTTAATTCAAATTCAATTTCATTATCACATTCTGGACAATAATCAGTATACTTAATCTTTCGCTCACCATTACGGAATGTATATTCACGGGTAAGACATAAGAAGAAGAATCTATCCCAGTCTGACAAGTTACCCCAAGGAATTGGTTTACCACCAGGACCTACAATTGCAACACAACTCTTGATAACTTCATTGAAAACTTCATCTACTGAATTTGGATTTTCATCATCAATATTTGACCAGTTACGAATTGCTTCAACAGTTGCAGGACGAATACGGAATGACCAATCTTCAGGATAATATGTTGCTCTCTTACCTAAAAGTGCAATATCAACTGGTAACCATCCTTCACGATATTCAGCATTTTTGATAATGTTTTCACCAATACGTGAAAGACCTTTCTTTTCAATCATTTCTTGGTCTGACTCTTTGTCAGCAAATGGATTATCACCTGGCTTATGATTTAATTTTGTTCCAAGATATCTTGCTGCTTCTGATTTAGGTTGTTCTTCAACTGAAGCAGCTTCCTCTTGTGGAGCTTCTTTTTGTGGTGTTTCTTCTGGAGCTTCAGGAATTTGCTCTGCTAATACCTTCTCCATTAATTCTTCATCACTTACACTCATGTTAAATAAACTCTATATATTTTTTGTATTGTTTCCGATTATATAAAAATATAACTATATATAGAAAAAATAGATTCTTTTAACAAATATTAATAAAAAAATACATAAATTATATTTATTTTCTTATTATTTTTTATATAATATTTGAATTATAAACAAAAATAACTATATTATAATTGTAATTAATTTGGTAATGATTATGAATAAGAAAATGAGTAATTTTGATTTGAAAGTTAAGTTTGACACCGCGTTTGATAAAATCTTTTTCTCAAAAGAGTTTATAAATGCAATGGTAAAGAAATTCGGAATTTGTCCAAACGGAATGACTTTCGATACTCGTTATGATGATGATGTTTCGGAGATTTATTTCGTTCTTGTTTCAAAAAGTTATGGATATGAATATTCTGGAGAGAGGGTTGTTGGAGACTATTCGTTGAATAAGTTTGAGTTCTCAAAAGAGATGTTCGATTTTGCAATTGATTATTTGACAATGAATGATCGTGAGACTTGGGCCGAGATTGTCAATTACGAGTTTGGATATTGAAATTAATATTAAATTAAAAACTTACATATAGCAAAGGGTTGTCGTGAGACAACCCTTTGTTTATTGTTCAAAACTTTCGTTTAACTTTTTACTAATCAATTTACTCTTTCTTATTTTTTCTGCTTCTTGTTTATCATCCCAGTCAGGATCTAATGGCATTTGCTCTTTTAAGAAGTCATCAACAAATTCTTTATCAAATATAAATTTGCCTTCTTCATCTTTTTTAACTTTCAATACTTCGTCTTTTTTGAACTTATCTGAAAGCATACGCTTATATCCTGCAGAGAATGCTATCCAAGCCATATCAATACCTTCTGTTATGATTGGATATTTATTTGAAAGAATTTCAGTAATACATTTATATGCACCTTTATGTCCAGCTTCTAAAACTTTTTCAGGTACTCTTCTTTGTCTATGTTGATTACCTTGTTTTGCAGTTTCAATATTACAGCATACCCAAACTAATGTAATATTATATCCACAAGGTTTTGCATATTTGATAACCTCTAAAACGTCTTCAGGATCATCAGATACCATATCCCATAATATATTAGGTAAGTTCTTTGTATCTGTATTTCTTTGGTCCCAGAAAAGTTTACGTTGTTTTCCCTTCCATCCATGATTTTTAACAGCAGCATGTAACTTGAATGTATCTTCTGCTTTACTCAAATCATAATCATACTTGTCATCAATTTTACCAGCCTTTTGTAATTTGATATACATCTTTTTCATTTCATCAACATCAACAGACTTAAATGAACCAAGTATCTTGTTGTCTTTAATAAAACCTTTACCACTTCCTGGGCCACCAGCAAGTATTACACATTGTCCGTAATTTGATTTTGCACTACCAAAATTAACTGCTTTCTTTTCAAGTATAAAACTTCTTATATCTTTCATTATAAATCAAATATATTCATTTATTGAAAATATACATATTCAAATGTATTTATTAAAAATAATAAAAACTTTCGATACTTTAAGATAATTTTTTCATATATTATTTAATTTTTTAAGATATGTTCTATATTAATATTGTAATAAAATTGAATAATATGGCAAAGAAAAAAGTTAAGTGGTACGAAGTTCGTTATTTTGATAACGGTGTATGGCATCAGGAAATGAGCCCCGGTCGTAGAGAAATGCGCGAGTTACACAAGCATTATCCTGGTTCTTTTTTCCGCGAGTATTATCTTTAACAAATTAAATTATATGAAATACGATTTTGCTGTAGAAAAACAATTTGAAAAGTTTGTAAAAAATACAACCTGTGGTACAGTATTAACTGACGCTCGACTTAAAATTATTAAAAAATATTTTCAATATTGTTATGAAGCTGGACATGCTCAGGGATATGCGGATAGAATTTATGATGAAAATGAAGAGGATTCTGATTTAAATAATTCAGATAATGTTTCTGAGTATTATGATAATGGTTATGATACTCGTACTGCTGAGAAATGGATGGATGATTTATCAAATGGATTAAACGATTAATATGAGTACATTATTTGAAACTTTTTACGATAGTTTTTGTCATGAACTGCATCTCGGAGATCCTGTGTTCATTAAAGTTAAAGGGCACTTTATTTTCGGAGCTGTAGTAAAGTTTGACTATGATAAAAGTGGTAATCAGAAGTTTACTGTTGTTCCTTCTGCAAAATATAAGGGAGCAGGAATTGATGATTTGAAGCGTTCATATAAAGTTTCAGATAGGAATATATTTTTAGCAACTATTAAGAAGAAAGAAAATGAATAGAAAAGAATACAAATTTAATTCGGCACAGGAAGCTCTTGATTGGCTTCGTTCAAATGATGGTTATCTTCTTGATGAATATGGTAATAAATATTTCATTGATAATGACAATGAAAAATTAGGTAAAGAACTTTGGGGTATGAATGATGAGGGTGTTTGGGAAATATACGATATTGTATATTATACTGATGAAGAGTTTCTTGAATATCATGCAGATGATTTTTCAGATTTAGATGGTTGGTTGCATATTTAATGAATATTTTTCATATAATATTTGAAATTTTGAAGATAAGTACTATATTATAATTGTAATCAAAATAAATAAACAATATGAAGAATTTGACAATTCATTTCAAGAACGCTTCTGCAATGTGCCTCTATTCAATGGAAATGGAAGGACAGATTTCGGATGGCAAGTACGAGAACTCCCGTCCATTTAATCATTGGAAGTGGATTGGAGATGTTGAAACAGCAATTGTTGATGGCACAATGGGAATTGCTGCTGTTGCCCATAATTCTCGTTTTTGGGGAGAAGCTAGTTCAAAGAAATATAATCTTCGTGAGTGGAGTGGTTACATTAATAAGTGGCGCAAGAAGAATGATTCTGATTACCTCTGGGCAACTCGAATCATTGCTTTCGGTAAGTTCGGTCGCATTTATTCTGATTTGACTTGGGAGAAACTTCAGTCACTTGGAGAGGTTCGAATCTTCCTCGAGGATCTTCAGGGTTTGATTGAAAAGGGTGAGACTAATCCTGAGAAGTTGTTCAATACAATTACTGATTTTAGAACTTATTCATGGCGCGAGAAATATTATGAACAGTGCAATGAATTTATCACTCTTGATTTTGTAAAGAAGTTCCTTGAGTTGAAATATGATTTGAAGGAAGTCAAGGAGGACGTCAACTCAATGGAAATGTCAATCAATAAGGATATTAATTTTTGGAAATTCTAATATGCATAATAATAATAGTAAAAAGATAACACCGTTATCAAAATTTCCAACAGAGGTAATTTTACATTTCTATCGTAAAAATAGACTTTGTTATACTGACCATTATAAATACGTTGAAAATTATAATCATAAAACCAACAAGAGAGAATTTTGGATTCCTTTTTATGGACCATTTGAAAAAGATGGAGTAATATATAATCATGTATGCTTAGGATATACAAAATCAACAGGTGAGGAATGCCATAAAAAGTTTACAACTGTTAAAAGCAAACAGGATGCTCACTGGGATGAGGATGGATATTATTATGGATATAATGAATGGCAATTTGGGGATGAAATAAATTTTAGATTTGAAGGATTATATTGGGAAGGTAGAATTCAGGATATTAAAAATGAACTTAATAAACGTGAGCATGTAGGTATCTTTAATAATAAAGATTATCGAAAGTGGTTGATTAAGTATAGAAAAGCTAAAAAATGTTAAGACAGAATCTGTAAACACCATATCTTTTTATTAAACATTAAAAAAGGAGGAACATATGTTCCTCCTTAATTTATATAATTACAATTGTTATGGCATTACTAATTCTTCATTAAATGCTCCTTCTGTCCATGTTGATGAAGCTCCAGTTGTCCATGTTTTGAATCCTGCATATGCATCTGCTAATGATTTGTATTCTTTACACCATCTAAATCCAAGTGGTACACAAATCTTTTGTGGAGCTTTACCCATTACTGCTGTTAATTCATATGATGTAACTTCGCCTGCAGCATCTGTTTTTGAAACAATAATAGGAATATCAATTAATGAATTATAAGTATTTGCTGCAACAAAGAAATATTCTGGAACTGATTTAAGCCCGGTATTAACCATCTTACCCATTACTTGACCAACATTAACACCAGCAACTGATACATCTAATGTTCCACCTGCAGCTAATAAAGTAATTTCAGTTTTTCCGCTTTCAAATATCTTTGCGTAGAAAACAACATCATTAAAATCAAAATCCCCTACATTACCTAAATCTTCACAAATAATCATTCCTTCTTCTTTAACTTTATCTGGAGGTGTTTGTCCGTTACCTGGGACAATCTTTATAATCCAATCATTGTATATATAATCTCTGAAGTCCTCTTCATTTGCATTTGCAGGTGCTTGTCTCCATGCTTCATGGTCAAGTCCTACATAATAATTACCATCAATTTCTTCCATTCTCCAGTGATCATATATACGCTCACCACCACTCTGAGAAGTCTTGAAACTCCATTGTGAAGTAGAAGAATTAAACATTAACATACAACCCTGCTCAGTGTTTCCACTATATTTTCCACCATTGAAATTGTTTACTTCATCGTCATAAGATGTATAAATATTTATATAATTACCTCTTTCTTGTGACCATAAATACTCTGTTACTTCATGACCTGCAGGGTCTTTACATGCAAGCTGATTCATTTTCTCACCATTAGGTCCACAATAAACTTGCTGTACAAAGAAGTTTGTCCAATTAACTAAATCTGTATAACTTTCTTTACCTTTTTGATTAAATACTGCTAATACCTTTGCTCTTTCTTCAGTTGTAATATCTGCTGGCTTTGGGTAATCTTTATATCTTCCATCCCAATCGTTAGTTCCCCATTGGTTAGAATTAGGTTGTGCAGAACGTGTTATTGCTCTTGCACTAGAAGTCGGATTTGAAAATCCCCAAGTTTGTGATGGAGAAATTGTACCGAAAGTTTTCTCAAATGCAGCAGCATACTGCATTTCTTTTACTTGTTGTGGAGTATATGATTCTATATCCTTAGTGCAAGATATAAAACCAAATCCCATAACAATTACAAAAACTAATGTAAAGATTAACTTTTTCATGTTACTTTATTAAATTAATTTAAGTTAAAATTTGATTAAAAATAAAATTAAAATTCTTGTTCATATTTTGAAGCCTGAACTATAACAGGCTCACCTTTCTTTTGTGAAGCAGATATAATTTTCTTCTTTTCAAGTTTAACACGGATCTTATGACTGAACATATCATCACCCATTTCTGCATGATTTATTATAAATATTGTTTTGTCATCTCCCATGTTTTCTTGTAAAAGAGATATCATTATATTTCTTGCATTAACATCCATGTTACTAAATAATTCATCTAAGAAGAGAATATTTAAATCAACATTTGCAATAATATTTTGAAGAATACCAAATATAATTGCAAGGTCAAGAGATTTTCTCTGTCCTGTACTTAAATTGTTATAAGAAATTTCTTTATCCCACCCATCAACATAAATATGAGCCTTAAATTCTTGGTCATATTCAATCTTGTAGTTTTGTTCAAGTTTATTAATAAAGAATTGAATTGAACGATTAATATGAGGTATCAATGTCTCAAGAAGATTATATCGAAGTGTCTTGCTAAATAATTCATTCATTTCATTCCATTCAGCAATTTCTAAATCACACTTATCAAGTTGTTCTTTAATCTTCTTAATCTTTTCCTCAAGTTCCTTAATTAATACATCATAATTATCATTCAGTAATTGAACTGAATCATTATAAGATTTAAGCTCAGCATCAATATTTACAATCTTCTGCTTTAGCTCTGTCATATTGTTTTTACAAGTTTCAATATCATTATAATATTTCTTGTCAATATTAATCTTATCTAATTCATATTCTTTTTTCTTCTTATCCCATTCTTTGTAAATTTCAATGTAATTATCATATTTTTGTTTATATTCATCAATATGTGATTGGTCAATTTTTTGTCCACAAGTAGGACAAATACCAGTCTTAAATGTATTATAATGACTTTTTGCTTGTTGACCTAATGTCTTTGCTTCAGTCATCTTATCTTGGCATTCTTTAATCTTTGTATCTACTTCTTGTTTTTCAGTAAAGATTTTATTTTCAAAACCTTCTTTCTTTGTCTTTTCAACGATACCTTGCTCAATATATTCTGCTCTCTTTTTATTAAGAGCATCAACATCAATTGTTTGTGTTAATTCTTTTGTTTGTGATATCTGCTTTTGTTTAAGATGTTCAATTTGTTCAAGATTTTCATCATATACTGATTGTAATCTTATTGCCTCATTTTCTTGTCCTTTACGTTCAATTTTTACTTCATCATTATATTCAGAAAATAATTTAAATCCAAATATATCATCAAGAAATTGTTTAGTTTCACCAACACCCATAGAAGCAAGGCTATTGAATGCATTAAAAGAAATAATACACATCTTTGTTACTGCAAGCTTTGGTATGTCAAATATTTCTTCTTCGAGAATAGCTTGTGTATCTTTTTTATTTGATGCTGATAATGTTTTACCATTAATTTCAACAATAAGTGGTTCACGAATATTTCTTACAATATGAACTTCCTTATCTTTTGATGTTAAATTAATTTCCACCTCACATGCTTTACAGTTCCAAGCAACAAGACCTGGATTTGTCTGTCCTTTTACATTACCATAAAGGCCCCATATAAGTGCTTCACCTATAGAGGTCTTTCCTGACCCAATTGGGCCTGACAACTTGATAAGACCTTTCATCTTATCAAAATCAAAATAATGAGAACCGTAAAGAGATTTAAAATCAGATATCTTTATGTTATGTATTGTCATTATTGTTCTTGTAATTTTTGTTTAATTAAATTGTACTTATCATCCAAATGTTGAGGAATATTCTTTTCAATATAAGTTTCAATATTTGTATTGAATCCTTCTGCTTTCAATGTTTCAGTATTTGTATCATCATCAATAATATGAAGTCTTATATTTGCATTAATATATGTTGTCTTTATTTCTTTAAGATATTCAACATATTTTGCTTTGTTGATATTATTTGATGATATACATAATTGAACATATGAATTATTAAAATATTCTTCTTTTAATTCAAAAATCTGTTCATTGTATGCTCTTTTGAATTGTGGTGTAGTTTCATTTTTAATTTTATCTACAATTTTATAATCTTCCAATATATACAAATATCTGTCTTGATTAACATCATTAAATGTCAATGCAACAGCAGCCCCTATATTATGTAAATTACAAAGAGCATCTTCCACAATAAAATGTATATGACCTGAATAAATAGGTGTACCTTTGAAAGAAGCTATTCTTGCTCCAGGCCATGATGTCAAATCTGTATGACAAAAGATTGCTTTTACTTCATTACCAAAATCATAACCATATAAAAGTTCATCAATATGATCTGTATTTTCGGTCCAATACCATGGAAGCATTAAACAACCATCTTCGGTTATAAAAGGATCACTGTTTACAATTGTAAGATTTTTATGTACTGATAAAAATTCTGGAGTAAACAACATATTATATAAATTATATTCAGCAAACTCTTCAAGTGGAGAATAATAATCGTGGTTACCAGCAATCATAAAAAAATGTACGTCTGGAAATTGAGTTAACATTTGACGTACTTTCTTTTGAAGTTCAATTCCTACTTGTTGATTAATTGAATATCTTATATCATAAATATCTCCTAAAAATATAACTCTTTTAATGTCTTTGTTTTGTATTGTTTCAAAAATTTGTTTATCAAAAAATTCCAATTGAGACTCTAACCATGTTAAGGAATTGTTTTTAATTCCTATATGTAAGTCTCCTACGACTAATGTTCTCACTATTCATAAAAGATATTTTTATTACTTAATGAGATTATTTGTATAAAAATAGTTAATGTTATTCAATTCTTTTAAAAAATTCTGATTTAAATTCATAGATATTTTTTATATATAATTTGAATTTTTTAAGATATGTTCTATATTATATTTGTAATCAAAATAAATTTAATATGAGTTGGCATTTAATTACAATGATTGTTTTTTCCGTTCTGTATCTTGGATGGAAGGTTTATGTATACTCTACAAGTATTGAGTTCAACTATTGGACCAAGAAATATGTTGAACATACAAAGTGGGAGTGGTTTTGGATTAATACCCGCCGTCGTATCAAAGAATGGAAGTTTATAATTAAAGGCTACTGGGGATGGTACAAATTTAAGCATGTTTGGCCAATTGTTATTGCTTGGTTAATTTATGGTGGAATCTTTATTTGGTAATCATGGAAAAATATCGTATTAAGACTTCAGATAATACTTGGGCAGCATTTATTGTTCCTTTGTTTGCATTTTCAGTAATGAATGGTGACTCTGTTGATTATGAACTTCAAGTTCGTAAAGGATTTTGGATTTTCGGACATTGGGAGACAATTCATAAGACGCATTCTTTGGAAGATATTTATATTCATTTGATGAATGATTTTTATAATGTAAAAATTCCTTCTCATTTTGAATGTAAGTACAATAAGAAGCATAAGTGGTTTGATAGATATTGCACATTATGTTTAAGAAAAAATGGAAATTCATATTGTGCTGGTTATGCTACTGACAATGGAAGATATGAAGAATATTGTGTAAGTTATGTTTCTTTTGAAGATGCTCTTTTACAATTAAATAAGAAATTACAAAATTTGAATTACAAACATGATGTTGAATATAAGTTCGTAAAACCATGTTCAACATTTGGAGATACATTTTAATAATTATTAAATTATGGAAGCTAAAAAGAATGTTATTGAAATTGTAAAGAAAGCTACAAATCAGTTTGAATATGATGAACATTATTATTTTACTGAAGTTGTAGTTGTTGAAGGAAAAACAAGTATTCGTTCAACAGGAGATATTTGGAAGGCTACTCGTTTCAATAATATAACAGCAAAAGATGCTGAGGCATGGTGTAATTTTATTAAAGCACATTTCGGTAAGCATTATGAAATAAATATTAAAACTATTTCATTAACATATGATCTTTAATATGGAAGCAAAAGAATTTAGAAACGTATTGTTATTTATGTGTAATCGTTGGTGTAAAGGCGAAAGCAACATAATTTTCAATGGAAGTGATTTTGACCCAGATAATTGGGAATATTCATTAGGATGGCATATTTGGAATAAATGGATAAACTTTTGTGAAACTCATAATGGATCACTTGATTGTATTGCTGCATTTATTCTTGAAGGATTAGATAATGATTGTCTTCAAAAATTAATTAATAGATCACAAGAATATTACAGCAAATAATGAATTATGTTACAGATGAACAAACAACAAATTATTTATCAGTTAGAAAGATTACTTGATAAATTGAATGATTGTAAAATAAAAGGTCCAAAAAGTTATTCTCCTTATTTTACTGAAGCAGAACGTCAAGCATTAGATTATGCAATTAAATTTATGAGGGATGAGAAAAATGATGCATCCAATATTTATAAAATAAAGGATGATTATAATAAAAAATTACAAAGCGAAATACAAGCGCATTGTGATCATACTTGGGGAGAAGAACATTGGACTTGGAGTTGTGGTGGATATCGTAAATGCACTAAATGTGGAAAGATTGAAGATTTTTATGAACGTGATTAAATATGAGTACTATATATAAGATTGCAAAGAAGATACAAAGGGTAATTGATAATTTAATTTATTTCTTTGAAAAATGAGTGGATTAGGAGCAGAAAAAATTATGCAGGAATTAGAAAGTGAATTTACTAAAAACTTTCGAAAAAAGATTGATGAATATTATAAGAAGTCAATTGAAGATTTCCAAAAAAGCGTAGCAGAATATGGTTTAAGAGAATCATTTACTGCTATTAATTGGGGTGACTGGGAAACTGAAAAAATGCTAGCAAAAGCAGTTAAAGAAAAACTTACTGAAGATGGATATTATGTTACTATTCATAGGGAACATTATATAACGATACATTTAGATAGACCTAAATCAAATATATCTTTATGGAAACGATTTATAAATAAGTTTAAATAATATGTTAGTATGGGAAGTACTTTTTGGAGAAAAATGTCCAAATAAATGTGAATACAAAGCAAAAAGAGATATTTGTAATAAATGCAAATATAAACAAGATATATATTGGAATTATGTTATTTGTAAAAATATATGAAAACTTGGAATGATATAAAACTTAATGATTACATATATGTATTAGTATATCATAAAAATGGCTATATTGAAATTAGACGATGTAAAGTTATAAATATAAAAGATTTAACAGATGAATGTATTAAAATAACTTTTAATCATCCTTTGAATAAAGATTTAAGTTTTTTAAAATCAGAAAATCATGAATTTCTACTTATTAAAGATATGAGTGTATCTGAAAATGATTGGCAAATTAAAAAACATAAATATTTATTAATAACAGAATTTAATGAAAATATAATTAAAGAATTTGAAACAATACATGGAATATAAGAAAGAAGAATTATCAAAAAAACTATTAAGCAGATGTCAAGTCTGTGTTAATGGTGGTCAAAACAAATTTCCTGATTGTTTAGATTTTGACCCTACAAAAAATTGTTATTACTTTGATGATATAAATGATGATGATCCTCGAGAAGAAAATTATGATTGTGAGGCATATATGCATGTTGATGATTATAATGAATTGAGAAATTCAATTAAAAAATAATTCATATAATGCAATTTTAGAAAATTAGCATAATTTTTCTAATATTATTTAATTTTTTGAAAACTGTACTATATTATATTTGTAATCAAACAGATATTATATGAAGTATACAGTTTTACAAATTCCGTTTCCACGTACTGAGGCAGAGGAAAAGATTTTCTGTAAATATGCTTATCGGTCGTTAGATAGTATTGATTATGTTCATCCTGAGTATTACGAGAAGACATATGAAGGAAATATTGAGACTGATAAGACTGATGAATATGAAATTCTTGAAGAGATTTTTACTTTACTGAATGTTAATCATCCTGAAGATTATAAAGGACACAGTCTCTCAGTTAGTGATATTGTTGTGTTGAACGGCAAAAAATATTATTGTGATTCTTACGGTTGGGTAGAAAATTAAATATTTGAATTATGTACGCACTTATAAGACGTGAAATGCTAGTTGGAATATTTTCAACAAAAGAACATATGCGGATTGTCATTGAGCAGATCATTAAGGATGAAAAGGAAACAAATGGTACTCCAGTAGGCAATATGAGTTTCCGATATATTAAGTTCAAGCCTAATTGTCCGTGGTTTGAAGGTGCTGATGATATGGAAGCTGGAAAGGCGTTGTTTACGCTTTCAACTATGCATACTGAAAGATTTCCAAATAAAGTAGAAACTGATTGGTCAACTGGTAAAATTATTAAGTTATGAATATAGAATTAGCAAATACACCAACATCAGAAATTCTTGAAGAACTTATTCGTAGAGATAAAAATGGTGATAGTGATTTTCATTTGATGAGTGAGTCTGTTACAAGTTATACTTTTAAGTTTTGGAAATTTCGTTGATATGTATCATTTTGTAAAGATCCGTTTTTGTAGAGAAAACAAATCATATTGGTATTTGAAACCAGAATGTAAACAAGATATTGAAGATCATTTCAATATAATTGTAAATAAAGATATTGCAATGGGTACTTATGAGCGAGTAAATAATGAATATATTTATAAATCATCAGACGGATCTATTAAACGTAATTACCTTAAAAGTTATGAAAGTAATTGGGCTGCATCAGTACAATGGATTAACAATATTTTTGGAGAAGATTGGAATTTTACTGCGCTGAAACTTCGAAGTAAAACATATGATAATCGTATTGAAGATTTTGAAAAAGGACGCAATATGTATTTATCAAATGGTCTTCCAATTTTTATTTGGCCTATTAAAAATGATGGTTATTGTGAAATAATTGAAGAGAAATTTGAAAATGAATTGATATATCCAATTGAAGAACATAAACATTTTGCTGATGTAGTATATAATTGTGATAGATGCTCAAAATGGACAGCAAAAATCGGTAATAGAGAAATTAAAGACAAAGATGGAAATAATTGGTGGTACACAAAACATGAAGCCGAAATTGCTGCAAGATGGTTTTGTAATTATCTTGAATATAGAATAAGAAATGATTATGAAGATTAATATAAATACAGTCAGCCAGGGAGACTATAAAATCTGTACTGATGAGACCTGGACGAAATATCCCCGATACGATCCAAATTGATATTTTAAGTACAGAGTCAGCCAGGGAGACTATAAAAACTTATCTGAAGAGACCTGGACGAAACTTGATTCTTTAAATGCATTTGCTTGTGAAAGTAGATGCATTTTTTATATAAAAAAAACATAATTTTTCTAATAATATTTGAATTTTTAATAAAGATTACTATATTATATTTGTAATCAATAAATAATTAAAGAATATGAATACAGAGAATACAGCTACACCGCGTCAAAGATGGGCATTGTTTTGCATTACTAAGAAAGACTATCGTAATGAAATTCTTTCAAAGGAAGAGGCCGCTCGTTTGATTAAGGAGCTTGGAACTCCTGATTACAAGAAGAAGTCAAACAAGAGCCTTTCCGCTGAGCTCCTTGATTATCTGAAGGAACATTTTGATGAGATGTTTGCTGGAGCTGTTAAGTCGCTTTCAGTCAAATCAATTCTTGAGGATGATGACCACGTTCCTGCTGACAAAAAGAAGCGTTATGCATTCATTGGTTTCGGCTGTGCAATTACATATTTCAAGTACCGCAAGAACAACAAGCGAGCTGAGGAAATTAACAAAGCTCAGTCAAAGTTCCGTTTCGGTGAGATTGAGAAAATGTTCTTGAGTAAGTTTACTGCTAAGGAGCGTAACTATTACAAGAATATCGGTTGTCCACTTGAGGCAATTTGGACTCAGGACCAGAACATGCAGCTGTCCTACTATCATACTGTTCGTGAGTTTGCAAAGTCAAAGGGAATTGAGATGGAAGTTGTTTCTCGTCTTGATTAATCAATTATTAATTATATAAACTATGACAAAGAAAAAGTTCCTTAAGTATTACAATTGCCAAATGGAAGGCAAGTATAATATGATAATGCAAATGAGTGAGGTACTTGTTGAGACTGGTTTGAATTATCATGATTATATTGATATTATAAAGAACTATAATAAGTATTACAACAAATATATTAATAACTGATATGTATAGCACATTTAATTTACAGATAGATGAATTGAAGGTAACTGAGTTTTATCCTTATCCTTCTGTTGTTTTATATACACTTGGAATGTATGATGAGATATGGAGCCCAGGAACTGGAGATAAAAAGATAAAGAATTTGTTTGATAAGGTTCTTGAGAAGGCAAACAAAGATCATAATGCAAATTTCATGGATAACAAAATTGCATTTAAGGTTGTTCATATTCCTACTGGTTGTCAGTTCTATATTGGCTATAAGGACGGTATTTATCGTTTTGGTTTTGGAGTTAAACAAGAGTATGACCGTAAAATAATTCTTTAATATGTTATCAAAAACAAATTCAGTAAAATGCGGACCGTATGTATTTCAGCCGACAAAGTATGATGAAAACGGTGATCTTTATTGTATGATTGTCAAGCGGCATACATATAAGAAATTTGTAAATGATAAATGTAAGTTAACTGGTTTGTATCATTTTGATACAGATTCATTTGATATTATTTATACTACTCCTGATTTTCTTAATCATGATCATACAAAGATGTTAAGGTGGTTTTTGAAACAATATGACTGGAATGGAAACAACATTAAATTTAATTCATAGTAATTTATATTACACAGTATTGATGCCTGCATTGGTGTCAATATTGTGTGTTGTTACAAATCGTTTAAATGGACGTACTGAAGATGCTTGTCCAACATGGAAAGATAAATTGAATATGTTTGGTATTTATTTTGTTTGTTGGTTTATCAATATGTTTTTTATTTGGTTTTTAATGTTAGCAAATGAAACTTGGCTTGCAGAACATTGGGGTGTAAAATTATAAATAATATATTGGTATTTACTATATTGTAATAAATATATTGTTACAATGTATGTTAGCAAAACCATTAAATACAGAATATATTGATAATGAAGTTAAGAAATATTTAAAAGATAATTTAAAAATAGAAGTTGAATATAGTTCTCCTATAGGTTTAAGTGATGGCAAAATAAAAGTAATTCTTAAACTTGAAGGAGAAATTATAGATTCTAATGAACAGAAAATATTTAAAACATTCTTTTGATTATGCGTGAATTTTTTGAACTTGTAAATGAGTATCCTTGGACTACATTCTTTTTGGTTTGTGGTCTTTGTTGGATATTAGGGGCAATGGGTGAAGCAATACATGGACCAAAGAAAACAATAATTATTAATACTGATAAAAAAGAAAAGGAAGAATATGAAGTTTGAACGTACTTGTGTCTGTACTGAAGACTATGAAATTGAAGATTTGATATTTCATAAAGGAAGAGAATATCAAGTAGATATTTTCCCACTCTATTATCAAGTATATCAAAATGGAGGATGGGATGATTATATTTATATGCAAGAAGAAGATTTTGATAAAAACTTTAAACTTATTGACTAATGATTAACGATATTGAAGTATTAAATGAAATTATAGAGATTCGTAAAAAGACAGAATTTCTAAAACATCCTTTGATTAATGATTTTTGTGGCTCACATTTTTGGGGTGATATTGACGAACGATTAGAAAAAATTGAAAAGGATATTGAAAACAACTTAAAACTATTTGGCATTATTAAAGATGAATAAGGAATATGTAGATAATGATGTATTCAGATTTAGAATATCATTAAAAAGTGAATTAGAATTAGATGATATAACTGTTTATACAAAACCATTTCCTGATTTACCATTATTAGGAAAAGAGGCTTCTGAAGAAGATTGGTATAAAGAATACAATAAACAAGAAGATTTAGTTCAAGAGAAATATTTTACACAACAGAAAATTGATGAATTAAAACTTAAGTTAATTCAAAAAATACAAGAATGCAAAAACCCATTTAATATTTGTTGTGTAGATAGAGATGGTGGTTATAATGTAACTGAAGACCAACTTTTTAATTTAGATTAACTATGGAACACGCAGTTTGTTTTTTATATAAAATTGGAGAAGATGTTTGGTATATTCATAAAACAAAACAAACACCTAAGCATGGTCATATTAGTGAAATAAAGATTCATATAACAAATATGGGTCCAAGTGATTATATGAGTCCTACAATTGAATATCTTATATGTGGTAATTGGTATAAAGAAAACGAATTATGGGATAATAAAGAAAATTTCAAAGCTTGGTATAATAACAAGTTTTGTCGTACACAAGAATTAAAATTTGAAAATGATAATGCAATTTGGTTTGAAAATGCTAAAGTTGATGATGAAATAAAAGTTAAAGTTTTGTCATTAATTGAAAGAACAAATAATGGGCATCCTTGGAAAAAAATGCAAATTGTAGAAATATTTTATTTCAATAAAGAAGGAAAACCAAGATTTAGATATGTTCCATTAGATGATATTATGTTTATTGCTGAACCAAGTTCAATTACAGAAAACAAATATGAGTTAATGAAAAAATACGGACAATATTATGTAGAAGATGCAATATATAATTTTGTCAATTATGATGGAATTAAATTTTAAAATTTAACACATATTAACTATATTACAGATACAAAATTATTAACAGGTTTTATGAGTGAATCATTAGTAGCAATTAATGTTATTTCAAATGATAAAATTATAAATAAAAACGGTACTCCAATATTATTTTATTGGGATGGACAACAAGATATATATGAAGCTTTGGAAACTAATCCAGACTTTATTGATTATTTGATGCATACAGTTATTAATAAAGATAAATATACTGATGCATGGTTTTCATTTTTTAAGTATTATCTTGATAGTGAAGGTAAAGAACATTATCAAGAAGATAAATTGAACATTCAAGATTTTTTGAAACTTAAAAATATGAAACCTTCTGACAGCCTCTTTTATAAAGAATATCTATTAAATCATTTCTTATATCTTTATAAAAGTGCATATCATGAGGAATATAAAGAGGATATATCAATTATGGGGATTGATGATGCTGTACTTGATATATATGATAAAATTCAAGAGAAATATCCTAAACGTGTAATTAAGAGTACCGTAATCAATTATATTAGAAGTGAACTTCAAAAGACAGATAATATTTCAATTGAAAATAGTGATTGGATAATTTTCCAATTAGAAAATCTGTTAAATGAAAGAGAATAAAATTATAAAACTTAATATATGAATTACGAGTTAGATTTAGCAATTAATTACCAGACATTTGATAATTTTAAGCAGAAAGCAGCATTGATTTTGCAAGGTTTATTCGCTGGTGGACGAATGATTGATTATGCAAAATTTTCAACATATGCAATGATTACTCCACTTAATGAAAGAAACAATAAGATTACTGTTGAAGAGCAAGATCGTTTTAATAGAGCAAAGACTAATTGTTTGATTTATGATCTTACTTACAACAAATGGAATCCTGGGAAGTATAATAAATTATTTATATACTATTCTATAACATCTCGAGATACAGGTTGGTATGGGTATGTATTATATAATACTGAAACAGGAAAAACATTTAATAAGTATTGTATAGATTATTCAGATGATAAACTTTATCAATATATTTATAGAAATCTTATTGATTTAATAAATGATAAAAAATGGGAATACTTTAGTTGTAGATTTGATGCATTAAAGAAAAATGATTTTAAAAATGTAAAGACTATCAAGGATTATAATGAAATGAAAAAATATTATGAAGATTTTATAAAACTTCCATTTAATCCTTTGCAGAAATTTACTGAAGATTAAAATATATTTTTAAACAAAACATGGCAGAAGAAACAGCAGCTGGAGCAGGTGGAGCAACTGAAATTGACTTAACTGAAACCAATCAGAAACTTGATGAAATTGTTAAAGCATTAGCTGGAGATCCTAAAAATTTGGTTAAAGAAATTGCAATAAAATTATATGCAAATTCAGAATTTGATAGGTCAGGCAAATCTGCCGCACAATTAGCTGATGCTGCAATTGAACGTGCAAAGATATTAGTAGCAAAATTAGGTTAATAATATTATGAAAAAACTTTACATTTTTTTAATTGTCTTAATGATGATGTTTTCATTAAGTAGTTGTGAAACATATACTTATGCAACAACACAAGATGATATATATGTTGAAACTGAAGTAGATGTAGTTCGTTCAAACGTATCATTTGATGTTATAATACAATATGGTACTCCTTATTATAGAGATGATGTATTGTTATATTATCTTTATAGAGATATTTATTACTATCCATTCTATTATAACAATTATTGGTATGTAAGAGCATATCGAAGACCATTTACTCATTTTAATACAAGGCCTTATTTTAGACCACATAGATATGATTATAGATTCAGCCCAGGACATTATAGAGGATTTGATAGACCAAATAGACCTATACCTCATTATCGTCATAATCCAAATATGCGTCGTCCTGATTATCCTCCAAGACAACCTCGTCCTGATGTAGGTAATCGTAGACCTAATCAACCAAGAATTAATGGAAATCGTCCACAAAGACCACCACAAATACGTCCTAATACAAGAACAAATCAGCCAAGAATTGATAGAAATCAAAATAATCGTAGTAGAAGCGGAAATTTTGGTGGAAGACGATAAAAAATTTTTATTATTTATTGAATATAATTTAGTTGTGAACTATTTTATTATTCGTTTAACAAATTAATTTTTTTATTAACTTAAATATAACATAACGTAAAATGAAAAAGACAATTTTTGCTTTAATTTTTGCAATGATGTTAGGTTTCTCAGTTTCATCTTGTAATGGATGTGGAGCTGGAACAGCAACAGATGCAGATAGCACAAAAGTTGATACTGTACTTGTAGATAGCACAGCAGTAGACTCAGTTGTTGCAGACACAATTGCAGTAGATACTACAGTAGTTGCTGAGTAAATTTGAAAACTCAAATGTAGTATAGGCAGGTAGAGATACCTGCATTTTTTATCTTAATAAAATTTGAATATTATTTATTTTTTACTATATTATATTTGTAATCAATAAATAATTTAAATATGGACAAACAAGATTGGAAACATTTCAAAAAATCATTCAAAGAGGATTGGTTTGGTTGGTTGCTCCAATTTTTTATGATTGCAATGCTTTTTGGTTTGCTTGGATATTTAGTTTATTCAAGATTTACAAATCCACAACCTGTTAATATAAATGAAGAAGATGTTGAATTAATAATGTCAAGTACTGTTTTTTAATATGAAGAAGATTCCATACAATTGTTATATTGACCGCAAAGGTTATGTAATGCCAAAGAGCGCAGTAATCAAACTTACTCCAGATCTTATTGAATGGCTTAGTACTGATGATGCTGTTCGTTTTCTTTTTACAGATAAACCAAATTCTTTAAAGTTAAATAAAGAGTGGCTTACTGTAGGAATTAGTCATTCTTGGGTTGGAAATATTTATGCATATGCTGCTGATGAATCAAAAGAAGTAATTGATAAATATTTTATTGATAATCCTTATGTTAAAATTTTTGATGAAAATGACGAGGCATTTATAAAATATATGAAGTGGGTTGCAAAACTTGGTCCTTGGTTTACAAAACAGAGATTCAAGAAAGATTAATAAATGTTAAATTTAAATAGTAAATTTGTTTTATTATATAAGATAGGTTTACTATTTTTATTTAAATATATACTTACATAATATGCCTAAAAGTAAATTAACATTAATTGTTGATGGAAATTGGCTTTTGATGAGTAGACTTTCGGTATTAAATAATCGTTATGTTGATGAATTTGAATTAAATCAAGAACTTAAGTTAATGCTTATCAAATCTATAAATGTCGTTCTTCGTACATTTACAGATATTGACAATGTGATTTTTGTTGCTGATGGCGGTTCTTGGAGAAATTCAATTGAAATACCAGATTATTTATATAAAGAGAAAACGTCAGAGGACCAATCAGTTGAATATAAAGGAAACAGAGTAAAATCATCAGACATCAACTGGGATTTATTATTTGAATCTTATGGAGATTTTATAACAACATTACAAAGTTGCGGTATTACAGCTTGTCAAGAACAAGGAGTTGAAGGAGATGATTGGTGTTATCATTGGTCAACATATCTTAATTCACAAGGAACAAATTGTATTATTTGGACAAAGGATAATGACTTAAAACAATTAGTAAACATTGACTCAAATAAATGCTTTACTGTTTGGTGGAATAGTTCAAATGGTTTATTTGTTAAAGATTTTCCTGAAGAAGAATTTAATTTCTTATTTAATACAGAGTTCAATATCAATGAAGATATTTTGAATAATCTTATTCATAAGTCAGGAGAAGTACATAAAATCAATCCATCAGAAATTATAGTTGATAAGATTATAAGAGGAGATGCTGGAGATAATATTTATCCAATAATATTAAGAAAGGCAAAGACTAATTCAACACGATCATTTAAGGTTGCAACAAAAGATATTGATTATTCATTAGATTATAAAGATGATAATGCTGTAAATAATTATATTCACAATCTTGTAAATTCAAAAAATTATGCAGGAAGAATAAATAAAACTGAGCAAGAGATTATCAGTCATTTTAAGTATAATAGAAAACTTGTTGCTCTTGAAAAAGAATCATATCCACAAGAAATATTGGATATATTTGAAAAATATCATGATTATAACATAAGTAAAGATACATCAATTGCTGAAAGTCAATTACAAGCCAAAAGTAATAAATTGAATGGTATTTTAGATATAATTTAATTGTTAATGAATATTAAAATATTAACACAATAATAGCTAGGAAATAACATCCTAGCTATTGTTATTTATTCCTCTAGCACGGTAAAATAATAAAATAATAAAATTATATTATTCAGAAAAATAGACCGTGATATAGGAATGATTTACTGCTTCATTCCGTAGATTACATTAATAAATTCATCCCCAATTGTTTCTTGAATGTATTCCTTAGCAGCTGCAAGGTTCAAGCTTTCATTTACATTAGGAGACCAAATATACAATATATCATCTTCTTCAGAATATTCACTATTAATATGATAGTTTTCTTTTATGTATTGTTGTGCCTTTGATATATTGTCATTTAATCCTAAAAATGTCTCTACAAGAATTTTTTCATTTTCCTTACTCATCAATTGTATCTTCAATATTTTTGTGCAATTTTTCTTTAAGAATATCTGTTAATTCTAAAGCTAATGCTTCAACATTTACATATTTTTTGATGATATAAGCAGAAATGTCTTCAAATTTTACATCAAGAAATTCAACTAATGTATTGATTTGAGCTTCAGGAAAATCATCCCATTTTACATCTACTTCAATTTTAGGTACTGATGTTAATTTATCAAATACCTTTTTTATTATTTGCTCATTATTGATAGGTGCTGCTGTTGCTTGTGGAACTAATGGGTCAACTCCAAATTCTTTTTCATATTCTGCAATTGCTGCAGCATCATCATTTGTTGGTTCTGCTTTCCCAACAACCTTTCCTGACTCATCATATATATCATCAGAAACTTGTATATAATCTCGTGAAAAGATTTCCATTGGAAGCTGACCTTTATCTGTTATGATAATCATATTATCACCATCTTGTACAGTTTGATTGATACGAATTTTCTGACCTGTTTGTCTATGCATCCATATACCTTCAATACCCATACCACTACCATCAGCACCTGGTTCAAATTCACGTCCTTGCACCTTACCTTCAAAAGGTGTTGGTTGATATTCTGCCATCTTTATATTAATCTTATATGTTTATAATTAAAAATAGATAATATTAAATTTTTAATTCAAACATTTGTTAAATTTTATTAATTATTTTCTTCTAATAAATACTTTCTTTTTTCTTCATCACCAAATATATATTCAAGAATAGTATTATGAATATCTATTTCATTCTCTAAAAAATATAAATAATTAATTGTAGTAATGAATGTATTAAAATAATTAATTTCAATTAAATCTGAATTAGATATTGCTTTGTTATTTTTTGTATCAATCCAAACAACTAATATATCATACTTTTTAAATATGATTTCAGGAATTGAATTAAATTCTTCTACTGTTAAATAACAGACGTCATTATTATAAAAATCATCAATCGTTATTCCATTTGAAATATACTTATTTGTTTTTATATATAACAATGCATTGTTTTTATATGATAGATTAACAGTATTTACATCAAGATAATAAATGTAATTTTCATTTACTTCATCTTTATATTCTGTATCTGTTGTAAATCGTGGAATAATTGATAATTCATCATTTATTCTAACAATATCTTTTGCAACATTTAATGCTTTTTCTTTATCTAAGCATACTATAAAAGTTTTTAAATTCATTCGTTATTACTTAATTATTTTGTTAATTAATTGAGAGAGTTATAAAGTATTTATTAGTATCACGAGATTCATCAAATGCAGTATAATACATTACTGTCAAATTAAGTCCCGGATATACAATGTTATTATTTATAACATGTGAACCTTGTATTAAATCATTCTTAAATAATATATGGGTTCTATTTAAGTTTTGTGTTCCATATTTTGTATTTATATAATACATCTTTTCATTAAATTGTGGATTTTCAATTACTCGTCCATTTTCATCATATAAGATATTTTTAATATTATAAATATTTAAAGATATCATATCTTCAGCATTAGGCAATGTAATATTAAAATATGTTTTGAATAAATTATATAAAGATAACTTATAACTTGAAATACCTGTTATTTCATTAAGTTCTATTGAATTTACTAACATATTTTCTGCTGTAAATAATGAAGATGTATAAGCAGCACTACACATTCCTATTAATGGAATTGTCATAATATTATATGTAACTCCATTAACAATTGGTTGGAATAAAATACTTTGTTTTGATATTATTTGCTTTGATGCATTTAATATAATATTATTAAAGTCAATTGATACAGTATCGTGTGTACTAAATTTTGTTTTTTCAAGTTCATCAACAAGTGTTTCAGTACCCACATTGATATTTGTATTTGTTGAACCAATATGTAATGTTCCTTTATTTTGTTCATCATATGATGTACCTAAATATGCGTTATAAATTTTACCATTTTGGTCAAGTGATACAATATTTAATCTGTTAAGTACATTAAAGTTTCTATTAAATACTTCTCCAAAATCTAATGATGGAACATTTTCATTAAATACAAATTCATTATAATTATATTTTGATTTTTCAACTTGTTCAATTTGTATTTGATGTTCAACTATATTTTCTGTTTCTGCATATTGTTTTTCAATTGTCTGTATTAATGATTCAACATTTTGTATTTGTGCACCATCAACATATACTTTAGATTTTCTTTCACTTCCAATTAATGTACCAATGTTTCTTAACTCTTTAATAATTTCTGTTTTAGATGTTGAAACAGTAGACTGTGATTTGTAATATTTAGGATAAAGTGAATTTGTTGTTCTAATGTTTCCTAATGATGGTAAATACTTATTTGTTTGTGAATGTGTTATATGATTATTGTTTAATGTAACTGTATCGTTATATTGTATAATACCATTAAGATCATTTAAGTATTGTCCTATATTATCATTAACTGCTGAATATTCTTCAGATTGTTTATTCTTAATGATCATCCAATTGTTTTCATTAATAGCTAATCTTTCTTGACTTAATTGTGTAATGATTGCTTTCAATAAAATTAAATCTTGGTCATTTAAGTTTTCAACTGTTTCATCATTTGTTGCATTAATAAGATTTACTGTTGAACCTAATGCTAATGCATAATCTGAATCTATTTGATTAATACATTGGAACTCATATTCATCATCAGATACTTCAGCAACACGCCACATTGTTAATATATAAGATCCCTTATAATATGTCTTATATAATGTATCTGATAAACATTCAAGATCTGATATACTTAATATAATACTATTTCTAAAATATTCAAAGTTGTTTTTATTTATAGTAGGAATATAAGCACAACATTGAATTTTTATTGTGTATGTATTTTCAAATAAAGCAGGATGAACATTAAAGAATTTCTGTTCAAATTTTGCACCTTTTATTTTTTCATAATTTGATACTGCATTAAGCAAATAATAACTACTTTTTTCATCACAAGCTTTATCTCTATTATATATAAGAATAATATTAGGATTGCCTGCATCTTTACCAACAGCTCTTATAGTAGTATTTTTATCATTAATACTCCAGTTATTTTCAGCATTAATATAAGGCATTGTAAAGATATCTTTGATTATAACAGAATTAATAAGTTTTTCATTATTTCTATTATAATTAATTTCAAAATTGTATGTTTTTACTTTACCTATATCATTATCATAATCAAATATAAGATTAGTATTTTCTTCCCAGAAATGATTGCTTGTATTTGTTGTTTTTAAGTTAACATAATTTATATATGTATTAGTTGAGTAATAAATATACATACTATCGTTACTATTACATATATAATGGAATTGATAATTAATTGGAATATATAAGAATGTTTCTTTTGAAAAATCTGGTTTATCATCATTAGATTTTACACAAGCCTTTTCATACAATTTTGATAATATTCGTTTGATAAATCCTGCACGTGTTTCAAGATAATACTTTTCATTATAATAACTAAAAATATTATAATAAAGATTATTACAGTCTTCATTTAACTGATATATATCTTCATTTAAATTAATTCCATATTCTGCCTTAAAATTAGCTACAATATTTTCAAATTCAGTTGAATTTATTGAAAAGAACTCATTATTGTTTGAATTATATACAAGTTCAATTGTTCCTTTATCATATAATGAATTTGGTAAATAATTCAATATTAATGATATTGGAGAATTTGATGAAAAATGATATGAATCAACATCGTTATAACTTAATAATTCGTTTATATCATTATATTCTGCTCTTATTAATGAAAATGGAATTTCATTTGTACTTTTGTAATTACTAAACTTAAATGAAGATAAGAAACTATTATAATACTTGTTATCTAATTCTTTAAGTGTTTTAGCATTAAACATATAAAATTTCATTTCATATTCATCAGATAATGCACTATTTGAATATCCATTACTTTTATATGTTTTATTTGTTATCATCATCAAATGAAACCAGTCCCCGTTATCATCTGAATTATCATAATAAATCTTTGCACCAAATTTTAATAAATTAGAATTAATATCAAACTTATAGTAATATAAAATAGAATTTAAATCATCGTCATCATTAGTACCCATCATTTTACCAACGAGCATAAATGTAAGATCTTTACCATCGTTTATACAAATACTATTCTTTCCATATTTTTCAATGCCACCTAAAATAATATCAAAACTTAAATCATTAGGAAAATATAATACATCATTAATATCTAAACTTTCAGATAATGGATTGTAATTATATACTTCTCCAGTTTCTTCATCATATGTACAAGTACCAAATACTGCAACATATTTGTCAGAATCAACTGCTTTTCTATATTGTATATATCCTAATGTTGGTGTTCCATAATATGAAGTAGATTCTCCAATTATATCACCAAATGTAAAATGTTGATATGATATACCATCACCTTTTATACCTATACGTTGTCCTAAATTTGCTAAGGCTTGTATAAGATATTCTTCAACATATTTATCATATTCTATTGGATTCTGTAATAAATTTACACTTTTTATCATTTTTATATTAACTTAAATTTGTATGAAACTTTGTAAAGTTTTTCGTTTTTGTTTGCTCTAAGTTTAATAGGTTCAATAGTCATATTACTATCATACTTATTAAATAAAAATAAAATAATATTGTTATATTCTAATCCTAAATCATTAAAATATTCTAATAATATTTTCTTTTTTTCTTCAGTCATTTTATCTCTATTTTCTTTATATTCAGAAATTTCATCATAAGTATAAACCTTATTATCTTCAATAAATATTTCTTCAGGTAAATTGTAAACTACATTATCATTAAAATGTTTATATTCATATTGTGATAATATTGTAGGTTGTTCTATTTCTGAGTTCTTCATAAAACTTTCTGTTGTTTTTGAATAACTACCATTATAATATTTAATTCCATTATATCTATAAATGTTAATATTATCTTTAGTAAGAACATTATATTTCTTTATATAAATATCATTATTTGTGTTATCAATAAATTGTAATTCCCAATTATCTTGAATAACATGTTTCTTAACTAATAATGGTGTTATATAATTAAAATATCTTAAAAGTTTAATTTTCTTTGATTTTGACATTTTAATAATATTATCATATAATATTCCATCATCAGACATTAATTTATATTGTTTCTTTATATTATCGTCATTAGTTAATGATGACATATATTCAACATTTATTTCTGCTTCATAAGGATATATAATTGTATTTGCATTTTTTGCAAATTCATTAAATACATTTAATCTCAAGAATGGTTCTAATAAATAGAATATTTTACTAAAGAAACTATTAAATCTTTCATCAGTTATTTTAATATCATCAATTGCATCAAATTTAACATTTAAGTTAAATTCATTAAGAACATTGAATGAATTGTTTGTATTATCAATATCAATATTTATATAATAGAAAGCATATTTCTTTCCATTATATTCATATGTATAAATTTTGTATTTATCGTCATATTGTAATTTATCTCCAATAAGTAAATCATATTTCATATCAAGTATAGTACTTAATGAATATAATATAATACCTCTGTTATTTATAAGCTTATAATACAATTCATTATAATATGATTTAACGTAATCAATAATGATATCTATTCTTTTTTCATAATTATCTTTATTGATGTCTTCAACATATATTTCATTATTTAAACAATAATCATTCCATTTATCTTTGAATATTACAGCATCATTATAATTATATGATTCTATATTTACAATTTCATTAATCCAACTTATTGAAAATGTATTATCACGCAAATGTTCAATGAATAATTCCTTATTATTCATTAATATATTAATTGTTAAATTATCTAGATTAAAATTACTTATTGATACACTAAAATTTTTATCTATATAGAATAACGATGTTAATTCATTTTTAATATCATTAAAGAATGGTAGTAATTCATTATTATATTTTGTAATTAATGTATTAATGATATCTAATGTATTATCTAAATGTTCATCATTTAATAATCTGATACCATTTAACATTGGAGCAGACATATTTAATTCATTAATTATATTATCAATATGATCTAATGTATTATAAACATTTAATGTATTCAAGTATACATAAATATCATATTGCTTTACAATTGTATCATATATATCTTTTAATTTGTTATAATATATACCTCCTTCAGATAATCTTGAATCATTAAGACCATTAATTTGTCCTTCTACTAAAATTTCAAAAGTATCTTTATAGTCATTATTAAATTGAACAACATTTATATTATCTCTATGATTAATAAAATTATCAAGCAATAATTTTTCTAACGAAATATTTTCAATGTTTTCATCAAATATAAAATAATTGAAGTTAAAATGACTTGCAAGTAACTCTTTTAATTCAATAAATGTTTCTTCTAAATTATTATGATCATTATATAATTTCTCAATATCATCAATAATAGAATAAATGTTTTTATCATTGTTTATTAATAATGATCTAAATGTGTCATCAACATCAATTTCTTTAAAATACTTATTACTTGAAACTATGTATTTATTGTTTATACTTATTTTATTACTATTTATCATTTGTTGAATAAGATTTAAATCATATTCATTAAAATATATATTAGTAAATAATGGAGTTAAATAATCATCAGTTTCTTTGTATGTGTATTTTTCATTATTTATTAAATCATTATTCGATATAATTGGCCACATACTTAAGTTTTCGAGTGTAGCTTTATCATTAATAAATAAGTATAAGAAATAATTATGATCTATAAGTTTTCTTAAATTACTATCAAGTAATATCATATCTTTATAAATACATAAATCAAGTTCAATATTCCAAGATATATTTATATCATATCCTGTTAAATTAACATTAAATACAAACTTATTATTAACAGACTTCATATCTGATAATGAATTTGTTAACCAATCTAAAACAACTCCATTATCTTTTGAATTATGCAAATATATAAAATATTCAAAGAAATCGTTAAGACATGATAAATATTTATTTTCTAATAACTTCTTTTGTTTTTTATCTTCAGCATCAACATATTGTTTATATTTACGACGTCCATCATCTCCTAATTCAATGAATTTTTTATAAAGATATTCATATAACGTAATATATCTATCTTTAATATTTATTTTGTTCTTTTCAATATACCAACAACGTTCTTTGACATAAATAATGTCTAATAAATTATTATTTATGATTATTGAATTATAGTCGGCATCTGAATCCTTAAGTTTTCTATAAAATTCAATTAAATGATCTTTACTTAATATATTACTGTAGAATTTTTTATAAACAAATGTGGTATTAATTTTATCATTTGGATATTCTTTATTATATAATTTAATATATTCTTCAATATTATATGGATCTACATATATATTTTTTTCATTTACCTCATTCTTTATAAAATAATCTTTAATATCAATGCCATTATTGTTTCCTAATACTTCAAATCTGTATGATTGAATATTAGACAAATAGTTTATTAAGAATAATAAATTATGTCCTTTTATTGTATCTGATGGATGAATATCTATGGATGCAATATTTGCATTTTTATTATATTTACCTATCATTTCTAATAAAAGAGTTCTAAATTGATTATATGCATAATGAGATTTTAAATCATTGAATATGTTTTTACCTAATTGCTGCAATAACCAATCATCTAATCTAAGACGTTTAATTTTTCCATTAATATCTAATATATTATCATCAATATTACTAATTGTGTGCATTGGTGTATTTTCTGCTAAGTAATTGAAATATGTTCTTAACAATTGATTAAGATCACCAAATTTAGACAAATCTTCATTATAATCTTTAAGAATATTTATAAGATCATTTTTATGTATAAATCTATCTTTAATAAACATACACATTTTACCATTAATATCTTCATTATAATAAATGGAATTAAAATATTCACTTACTTTATATTTATTTGTTGTAAGTTGTGTTGTGTAATATAAAGTATCATACAACCAATAAAATCTTTCAAAATATTCTTGGGTATCATATGTTTTACCAATAAGCATAAATTGCTTTACTTTTTCTTCATCATATATGTTTGCATATACTTCTTCAAAGAAATTAATATTATTGTATGCTTCCAATATTTCAAATCCAGTAACTTCTTTTTCAACAATTTTATCTGACAATTCTTTGATAGTAAGATAATACTTAAATTGATTTAAGATATCAGTTGTTTTATAGTACATATTTTCTTCAATGTAATTTTCTTCAATTATATATGTACCATGTAAATCTTTAATCATGTTTTGGTCAATTTTAACATTATCACTATTGAAATTATTTAAAGATATATCAATAATCTTGTTATAATATTCTACATTATTTTCTTTATTATATAATTTCATATTATATGCTTGATTATAATTGTAGAATTTTTGTCCATTTGATAATGTTTCTGAACTTAATACAATATCTGCTTTAACTAATGCATCATAAAAATTTTGCTCAGTTAAGTAATTTAAATGAGCTCCACAGAATACACCAAATTTATCAATATCACCAAGTTCTTTTAAGTTATATAAAATTCCATTAAAATATGTATATCCGTATCTAACATCAGTCCATTTTGAATTTTTGAAGAAATTATTAACAAATGATTTATCATTAAAGTTTGGACAATATTCTTCCATATTATACCATGATGAACAATAGTTAGTCATTAACTTATAATATTTATCAATATTGTTTGTATTAGTAACAAGTTTATTACCAACATTTTTAACAACTCTATAATATTTATCAATTGATGCTCCTATAGGTAATTTTAAGTTATTATGATCTATTATAACTTTAGGGAATAATCCTTTGAACATTGTTGGGAACTCCCCATATTTTTTATTAGGATATTGATTATATGAATAAGCAAAGTTAACATTTGTTATATAAGGATTATTATCATCAGATAACATCATCTTAAATTTACAATACATTGGTGTTATCTTATTTGTATATGCATACTTTGTATATTTAGATTCATTGAGAGCAGGGAATCCAACATCCATTATATTGATATTCTTACTATCTGCATCTTTACCAATTACAAAATCATATAACCCAGTATATGCATTATATTTTTTGAACTTTGTATATGATGTTGTATAATTAATATCAAAGTCATACATTTCATATGCGGTATTTCCTTTTGTATAATAATGACCAAATATTTTGAATTTTGCTCCAGTAAAGAATTTACGTTCATAACTATTAAATAAATCATTAATATTAAATGAGAAGCTTAATGGGATAATTTGTCTCATTATCATATGATTTCTTTCAAATCCTTTACATATTGTATAATCAAAATTATTAATAGTTTTTTGACTTACATATAAGTCACCAAATAAATTATCTTTATATTGTTCAATACCTCCATTATTAATATCAATACCAAAATATGTAGCTTGTAAAGAATCCTGCAAACAGAATATAACACGTTCATCTATTTGCTTTAAGTATCTTGTTAAATAGTTCTTAAGATAATTACGTTTATTGTCTTTATTAATATATACTTTTATTGTTTTTGTTAAATGATCATTAAATACAATGCTTATACAGAAATATTCTGGAAGATCATTAACATTATCAATATATATTGGTGCATAGAAATTAAACTGACTACCATTTTGACTATATTGGATTCTTTTACAACCAAATTCGTAGTCTTTATTACGAGAGTCATTATTGTAATTATATATTGAGTTTAAATCTAAAATTGCATAATTATTTTTATTGTATGTATAATTATGCTTGTAAAAAACATCTGAATAATAGTAATGATATCTTGATACATCATATTCATACTTACCATCTAATAAATTCAATTCATAATTTTTATTAGCCATGAAATTCTGCAATGGAACCATGTTAGCAAGTCTAACATATGTTGAATATTCATTAGTACTTTCTTTGTCAATTTCTCTTAATTTACAAGCAATTGTAAAATTGCCAGATAATGTTGGTAAAGTTCTTAATAAAGGTTTGAACATATTTCTAAATCTTACTATATATTATATATAATTAAAAATAACAGCAAATTTTAGTATCAAATGAAAAAAAATTAAGAAAATCTTGAATTTCTTTTGACATTGTACTAATTTTGTATTATTATAAATTAAATAAACTAATAATTAAGTAAATTTCGGAAATATGAAACAACTCAGTCAACATATCGTATCTATGATCGGCTCATCAATTTTTGGTGAACCTTGTGGATTGAGCTTTGAACCTAATGGGATAGTTTCCGGATATACTGAAATATAAATGTTGAGTACATAAGATAGTATCAATATAAAGCAGGACTCCGGAACGCAAGTTTCGGAGTTTTTTAGTTTTATAAACAATGAATAAAAAATTTCTAAAAAAAATTCTTAAAAAGTTTGAAATAAATCCGGAAGATACTATTTTACAATTGTAATGAAAAACAAATAATATTTAATAACAAATATTATATAAATTTGGCCGGTTCATCTAAGGGTCAGGATGACAGGTTTTCAACCTGTTCATAGGGGTTCGAATCCCCTACCGGCTACGAAGCTCTGGAAATATCGGTTCGAATCCGACTAAAGCACCTAATAAGGCATGGTAGACTAACGGTAAGTCAACAGAGTATTTTTCTCAATTTCTAAAATTGAATTAGTTCTTTGACATATTGGTACAACAAAATAAACTAAAGATTCTATGGGTGCCCATTTGGTGAAAGTCAAATCTTAGGTGGGCCGGGGGTTCGAATCCCTCACGTTCCGCTGGGAGCGTTGGCAGAGTGGTTTAATGTAGCCCTAAGGAATCTATTTGGAGAGTAATGCTTGATGGTGATAGCGGGTGCCTGCTAAGCATTGCGTCCGGCTAATCACCGGATCTGGTTCGATTCCAGTGCTCTCCGCAAGTATTCAAATATATCCGCTAAGGAGTCAGAAGTTTAAATCTTTCCCTGGGTTTGAATGGCCTGGGTGGCAGAATGTTGAATGATTGCAATATTTGAATACATATTTGGAGAATGAACTGCGGCGGCCCGCAGGACTGTCTTGAAAACAGCTCGTTCGGTGAAACGGATTGGGATCGACACCTACTTTCTCCGCAAATTTACTGGTGAAGAATAGAGATACTTCATAAGTTTGCAAAACTGGTGGAAGCAAGTTCCTTGTCGGTTCGAGTCCGGCCCATGGTCATTATGTACCGCGGTGGTGAAACTGGTAAACACGCTGGTCCTTTTATAATTATTCTTTATTCGACAATTCCGTAAATTTTTTATTGGGTCTATGTCTGAGCGGTGTAGGTGGTGGTCTGCAAAACCATTTAGCCCGGTTCGACTCCGGGTGGGCCCTCAAATTATCTGGTGTATATAAGAGTTACTTCGATTACTTTTTTAATTAAGTGGTTTTAATGCAATTTTTTCAGAATTGATTCCTCGGTTCGAATCCGAGAGAAAGTTTCATAACAATACTTTTATAGCTGTTCCGATAATTAATTTGGGCTGATAGCGTAGGTGGTAGTTTGGCGCGCTGGACTGAAAATCCAGAGGCGAAGGTTCGACTCCTTCTCGGCCCACAATAATGGAGGTCTGGCAGATATGGTATATGCGCCGGACTGAAAATCCGGTTAACCTGGTTCGAGTCCGGGGGCCTCCACAATATAAATTGCAACCCAAAATGATATGGAAAATAAGTTGTAATTTATATTATAAAGACTTAGAGTAAATTGAGCAAAAGTCCCCCAGACGTGTATCTAAGTTTAAATTGTTTAAGCTCAACCGATGTTGAGTAAACTCTGGAAGTAATTATATTAAACAATATGCGCATATTCATAATTATTTTCAGTATCTTGAGAGTTATCTTGTCCTTAAGGCGCCAAGAAGTACCTCGCTTACGTGGAATGTAGAGGAAATATTAAGTACAAGGATTTGGAAAGATTTATCTGGGTGTATGCCGGTAATTGGTGATCCGTCCTCGCTTGGAACGAGGTTTATGCAGGCTCGAGTCCTGTCACCCAGACTCAATTGTAATTTTCAAGATATGCGGACAAACGTTAAAGCAGCTGCAAGTCCAGCTCCAGAAATGGTATAGGACTCGGTAAGACCTATGTGGGTCGGTAGCTACGAACCCCTTAGTGAGACGAGGAAAGTGAGAAGATTACAATTATCTTATATACGGAGATACGTGGTGAGACGCCTAGTAGGGCCCGCGAGGTTCGATAGTTTAAGATAGAATACCGTATAACAAATAAATGTTAGGAGATTGCCCACCGAGATTTAAGGTAGCTCCTTAAACAGCTGAATGGGAAACAGGTAAGCTCTGTTATGATATTGAATATCGGCCGTAAAAATATCAACAACTTGAAGAGAAATAGTTAACATTTATTTTTGAAAAATATAATGATAATTTCTATTTATTATTATATAATCGGGATGTAGTACAGTTGGTTAGTATTCGTGTTTTGGGAACATGAGGTCGCTGGTTCGAGTCCAGTCATCCCGACATCTCAACCTTGGCAAATAATCAATTATATGTGTGAGAGAGCCATTAAGACGCGATAACTGAGGTAATCACTGAAACACATGCGAGCAATAGAGATAGTTATCTTGAGGTTGTCAATAATTGATTTTATAGGGAGGTGGCCTAATTGGTTAAGGTTCGTGATTTGGGATCACGAGAGTGCGGGTTCGAGTCCCGTCCTCCCTACAAATTGGCTAGTGAAGTGGAGAGTTACTTCAATGATAATGATTTAAGACTGACTATTTACTTTCTGCGCTTATTCTGCCAATAAATTTGGCCCTGTCATCTAACGGTCAGGATCTCAGGTTTTCAACCTGGTCATCGGAGTTCGAGTCTCCGCGGGGCTACAAATAATTCCTTGTTGTAGAGTAGAGTTACTTCAAAGAATGTGGTTTTAATAAGATACTTTATTCGCTTATTACAGGAATTTATGGGGATATCATACTAACAGGTTAGGTGGCAACCCTTTCAAGGTTGAGATACGGGTTCGAGCCCCGTTATCCCTACAAAGTTCACATCCCAGACAGATGGGTAAAGTTAGCATTAGAGATATGGGTTATCCGGAAATTTTATCACATATCACTTGCTGGAGTTGTCATAATCGAGTGCGCATCAAGAAAGAACTCCCATAGGCTTAAGCTTAAATACATTGGGCGAGATGGAACAGAACTTTATTTATGCACTTACTAAAACGCGAAAAACGGGTTCTTGAGGTTATCCATAAACCTCAAATATTGGGCTGTCGTCTAACTGGTAAGGATACCGCCCTGATAAGGCGGCGATCTCGGATCATTCCCGAGTGGCCCAACAACATTGGGATATACAGTATAATGGTTAGTACAGCGGACTCTGACTCCGCAGGTTTCGGTTCGAATCCGGATATCCCAACGTACCTTTTGGTTGTAGGTGACTTTTCAGCATAGGCACAGCGAGCTTCGCGCCGCCGTTTACTAATAATGGAACCTTCATTTATTGGGCTATGCTGTGTAACGGTTAGCACGTCAGCCTTTGAAGCTGAAGGTCTGAGTTCGAATCTCGGTAGCCCAACAATAAAGGTATAGGTTCGAATCCTATATGGCAGTATTGAAGTCTATATGACTGATGGTTAATAGTTCTAGAATGTTAATCTGAAAATGTAAACTCTGTCATTGGTGTAGGAGGTAGCATATTATTTATATTGAGCTGTATTTCAGTTGGTTAGAATGCCATCCTGATAAGATGGAGGTCGTAGGTTCAAGTCCTATCAGCTCAACTTTGGGAATTAGCAAAATGATTCGTATGAAAGTCATTATCTGTAAATATTTGCGTAAGGCCGCGATTAGGCCGAAAGTTCTCGAGATCAATAATATTTATAATAATGATAAGTAATGACAGAAAGAGAAATTAGTAAGATTAGCTAACTTACGAAATTGAATTTGAAGAAGCGAACATACTGCGCTACCCGTGGGTGGGTAGAGGTCCTGTGAAAGTCAGTGGTTCCCGACCGTATAATGAAGTTTTGAAAATTTCATATTTTCAATAACACCGGTCCCATCCTATGCTACTCGAGGTAGGCATGGAACTAGGCCGGTGACCATGGGGATGTCGTATAACGGTTTATTACGATGGTCTCATAAGCCGTAGAAGGTGGTTCGATTCCACCCATCCCTACACATGGAGGTTCACTTGCGCAGGACTAGTTAAACAGTACTTACAATTATATCTTGCAAAGAAAAACAATCGGATATCTGATAGTGATAAGATACCTCCACCCAAATTCCTTGTTGAATTGAAGAGTTACTTCTTAATCCGCCAGAAACTTTGGATTTTTAGCTTAATTGGTTAGAGCGCGGGCCTGCAAAGCCCGAGGTGATGGTTCAAGCCCATAAATATACTTTTCGAGAATGTTACAGGAATTACTTGCGGCTGTCGTATAACGGTTTATTATACTCGCCTTCCAAGCCAGGGACGTGGGTTCGACTCCCATCAGCCGCTCGCATTAGTAATGGAGTTTGGTAACGCAGAGTTTTCTCAAGGTTCTCCACGTTAAATTTAAAAACTGCTTTTAATGTGGGCACCGTTTTATATTCGAGAATATAGTACGGTGCTTATATAATGCATCTGTCGTATAACGGTTCAGTACGTTCGCCTTCCAAGCCTAAGACGTGGGTTCGACTCCCATCAGATGCTCTATTCTTAATTGATGGCCCTCGGGACAGATTGGTTTAAGTCGTCGGTCTCTCAAGCCGGAATAACGGGTTCGAATCCCGTGGGGGCTACAATAATTCGCGGAGTGGTGAAATTTAAAATTAGACTTTATTCGCTGTTGCTTCGAATGAATGCTGTAGATTAGAGTTACTTCGGTATACACGCTTTTCAGGAAAAAAAGATTATGTTGGTTCGAGTCCAACCTCCGCGACGACGCAGTTTCGAAAGACCCATACTCTGGTGTGATGAGATAATATCAAGGAAGCACATACTAGTGGCAAAAAGTAGAGGTTCAAAATGGTGGGAAGCCATTAACAATGCGGGTGTAGTATAACGGTTATTACATGACATTGCCAATGTCGAGACGTGAGTTCGACTCTCATCATCCGCTCCATTTTGGAATCATATTGAACAATTGGTGAACTTTAGTGTGGTTCCTGTTCACCCCATGCGGTAGTAGCTCAATTGGTAGAATGTCACCTTGCCAAGGTGAAGGTTGCGGGTTCGAGTCCCGTCTACCGCTCACAATAAAAATAGTCCAATGCCGATAAAGTTCTTACAGCACGGTATAAAAACATGTATATTTATCTGTAAGTAATATATGCATAGATAGTTTAAGTGGTTTCTATCATTTATGCGGATGTAGTATAAAGGAAAGTACACCGTTAAAAAGATTTTTATGACCTTTTAACGCTGTTACATCGTAAGATTGTTGTAGTTGAGAGTTACTTCAAATTATTGCATTCCAAGCCGGGGATGTTGGTTCGAGTCCAACCGTCCGCTCAAATTATTTAAGATCTTAAATCCAGTTGTTGTTCCTGTTCTGGGAGAATATATTCCGGTATATCTCATAAAAACAAAAGCAGGGCCGTGACAATACAGAGGATTCCCTGAGGCCTCTGAAAAAATCCGCTTAGGGCCATCTTCATGAGGTTAATGTTGAAATCCCGCCCTCGCAGCTTGAGCAACTATAAGCCTTGATTATAGTAAAAAACATATCGGGACAAGACAGGGAGAATGGTTGACCTGTCATTTTTATAAATAAATAGGAATTTTGTTATGGAATACACTTACAGTGGATTAGAAAACAGAATTTCTGCGGAACACTTGAAAGCTGGTGAAGTTGTAAAAGTTACAGGAAAGGGGAATTCGATGACCCCAATATTAAAGTCTAGACAACCTGTAATTTGTATTCCAGTTGATGAAAATACTGTGTTAGCGAAACGTGACATAGTTTTGTGCAAAGTCAATGGACATTATTACCTTCACCTTATTTGGAGTTTGAAACCAGGAGATAGATTCTTGATTGGGAATAATCATAATCATCCAAATGGGGTTATATCAAGAAACAATATCTTTGGTAAAGTGGTAGAAATTCTATGAGTTTCACAAACTCATTATTTTTCCTTAATTCCTTTTTATTAACATGGTGTCGTTAACTTAACTGGTGAAAGGCGGTGACTGTGAATCACTGAGATGTCGGTTCGAATCCGATGCGACACACGCGATAAAACTATAATAAATTCTAAGTAATGCTGTCGAGGTTAGTCCGAAGGTAACGAAGAAGTGTACACCTGCAACTCAGGAGAGGAAAATTCGCAGAAACATCGGTGAGGGATTTATTTACAATTTGAGTTTTTGATAAGTTGTTTAAGAAATTGTTTTATATGGTGGTATTCGTCTAGAGGCCGATGACGCCAGATTGTGGTCCTGGTAGCGAGAGCTCACGTTGGTTCGAATCCAACATACCACCCGAATATCTTGAAGGACATACCTGTATATGAACCAGGAGAAGTTACCGTAGGCAACCAATGTGTAGCATCATACAATCAAGGCAAAGCATTAGAGTTGTACGGGATAGTGAAATGTAAAGGTATCTATCGAGGCTTATGCTTGTGCCAGTCAAACAAGCATCATTGGAGGTGTGGCAGAGCGGTCGATTGCACCGGTCTTGAAAACCGGAGGCCGTGAGAGCGGCCCGTAGGTTCGAATCCTACCGCCTCCGCAATAATATATAGAGAGAAAATGAAAATCGATGAAAAGAGATTTTTACAAGAAAGCGATAAAACCGGTCGTTTTATTGTAAAATCAAAAATAACAGGAAAGAAATATTTTGTAGAACCTATTGGTAATACACATTCTGCAGATTGGGGAGATTTGGATCCTGCAACAAAAAAGATGACTGGATCTTATGGAGAACGATATGAAGGATGTGTACCTGAAAAAGATTCTCTTATAACTGAAGCAAACGGATTTGAGAAAATTGAATTGCTTGATGCTGGTGTTTCTCCATTATCAGAAATTGATAGAAGAGATAGAGAATATCAGAAACAGATGGGTTTATAATTTTATTTTTAATTACAAATATAATTATATAATAAAATGAAAGACTTATTTGAGTTTTTATCAGATAATATTTATGAAAAGGATATATTCCTTGAGACAGTAAATATGATTGTTGATGAAACAATTAATGAAAGTTTCCAAGCATCAATATTAACTGAATTAGCAAAGAGAATTAAAGATGCTGAAAAGGAACATGCTGACCAAGATAAAAAAGAAGAACAAAGATACAAAGAAGAAGGTCGCGGTTATAAGCCAACAAAGACAGCAAAAACTTTCGCATCTATTTTTGGTCCATTAACAGAAACTCCAAGATGGGGTGACAAGAAAACTGGTATTCGTGGTTTGAAATGGTCAGAAATTAAAGATAGTGATTTCAAACAATATAAAGGTGATGATAAAGAATTTGTAAAGTTCTTAAAATCAGTTTATGCAAAGAAAGCAATTGCCGATATGATTGTTTGTGCTCCAGGTACTAAAGATATTGTATGTTTTATTAAAGGATATGCAAAAACTTTAGGAGATGTAAGAGTATATTACTTTGCAACAGAAGGTTGGAAAAAGGGTGTTCAAGAGAAAACTGAAAAGAAATACAAATATGATGTACGTTCTTTGAAGGTTAATGAAACACTTGAATTGATTAAAGATTTTGACGTATATGTTCTTGAAGTTACAGAATCAATGATTAAAGATTATGATGAACTTCATAAAGATCGTACTGATGCTCAAAAAGGTTCAATTGAAATGGACGAAGCAAGTATGAAAACTTTGCTTAAACAACAAAAAGCTCGTTATGATGCAATGGTTAAAGAAATAAAAGCAAAGAAACTTCAAGATGATCCAAATATTTTATTCAATGACATAAAGAAAGCAAATGATGATGTTGTTGCTTTGTTCCAAAAGGTAATGTCAAAACCTGAAAATATGGATATGCGTTTTGATTTATCAGATTTAATGAGATATGTTTCTTATGCATATGAACAATTCTACAAATCAATGAAATCTCTTAGAACTGCTAAACGTAGTGAAGATAGATATGGTAAGGGATATGGGAAATATGATAAAGAACGTTCTGATGAAGAAATTCGTGATGCAAAAGAATATCTTGAAAAGGTAAACAAAATGGTTAAGGAGATTGAAGACCAATTGAAATAACCTTAAAGATAATACTATTTATAATTACGGGCAGTCATAGGTTGGTGCACAGGCCTATGAATCGAAGCAGCCTGTTAGCTACGGCAGCAGGGGAAATCGTTCGTTCCGTTCCTTAAGTGCGTGGTCTGAGGAATCTATAGAAGCGTTAGTTAGAGTTGTTGCACCTTTGTATCTTCGGATATGTGCCACATCCTGTAGAGGGCGAGAAACCTCGTTGAAACTCGAAAGAGCCACGTGTATCGGGAGTTAGCTCAACGATAGAGCCATGGATTTTACTGTGAGACGGTTGTTTAACTCAATCACTCCCGACAAAATTGGTTACGCAGTAAATGGTACATGTATGCTAGCTATTTGGTTCGATTCCAACGTAACCAACTAATAATTTGGATGCCTGCATTATCTTTTTTGACGGGTGAAAGCAGATGGAAGATAAAAACCAGCTCGGCCATTAAACAACAGAATGTGTCCAAATAAATAATAGGTTGAATAATGACGTAACCTTAATCGTGATGGTCATTCGTGTGGTTCGGTGCCTAAGACTGCGTTAATGGAACAAGGACACTTATGGGTCGGTGGCGCAAATGGTAAGACGCGCTTGCCTTAGAAGCAAGATCTTGGGGGTTCGACTCCCCCTCGGCCTACGCCTAATAGAATACTTGGGAGACTAAGAAAGGAAACGTAATAAAGATACATAAGGCCTTTGTTGATTTATTACAGACTCATCGCAAGATTTTCCTGGAGTCGGCAGTGGAATACCAAGAGGCAGATCTAGGAGCATAGCTCAGCTGGTTCAGTAGCGTCAGTCTTACAAACTGAAGGTCATGGGTTCGATCCCCATTGCTCCTACGAATACGATACCGCGTTTATGGGTAAGTTTATCCGGTTAAAATAAAACCACCTTATAACTCATTATTCAATGACTTGGTGATAGGAACTTATCGTTACCTATGAAAAAAGGAAATCATCAAGCTGAAAGAGATAGTATAACGACCTTGTCATGGCAACGTTATACATTTTTAGTAAGACCAGTTATGTGGGTATTTGTATGTCGCGAAGTACAAATATTCATTGGTTAGAATAATTGAGTGTTTATGCGGCTGTGGCGCAATTGGTCGACGCAGCGGTCTAAGAAGCCGTCCTTCGGGGTATGGGTTCGAGTCCCATCAGCCGCACAAAGAGATACTAAGAGGTTTACTCAATGATGTATTCAAAGTACAAGGATATTAGAGTATGGGATAGCGGGCGCTAACAGTGTGATACAGAACTTCGCACACTTAGTAACAACATAGGCGAGTGTACAGTAACTTATGGCTCTTAAATACCTTCTTGGTGGAAATGGTAGACACGCCAGTCTAAGAAACTGGTCCGAAGTAACAGTAGGGTGCGGGTTCAAATCCCGTGGGAGGTACAAATAGAACTTATCCGGTGAATGCGCGCGGGATGAGAATACTAGGAGGGTTCGACTCCCTCAGTTCTATTTATATAATAAATTAATATAATAGAGAGAAAAATGATTACTCATGATTTAAAGACAATTGTAAAAGGTTCTGCCGTTCTTGATTGTGTAAAGGCAGGTGGTATTGCTGTTTATCATATAACAGTAGAAGATGGTACAATTTATTCACTTGATATTGATTTGTCTGATAAGCATGATGTTGGAGAAACTGCTACATTTATGTCTCATTATGATAAAGCTTTAATATTGATGAGATGGATAAGACGTGCAATTGATAATGAAGAATTGTATAAGATAAACTAATTTGTTGTATCAATATATTTTTATACGAGGATAGGCTTTAATGCCTGCGGCTTGAACCGCTGCTGTCCGATTTATAACGGCTAACGAGATTTAATCTCCGTGAGAACAAATGGATCCTCGTTTTTAATGGCCCGATGGCGGAATTGGTCTACGCAGCTGTCTCAAAAGCAGTGCTTCGGCGTCTGGGTTCGAATCCCAGTTGGGCTACTCGCAATTGACATTACTTATGTAATTAGAATGATTTGGAGAAAAAAATTTCTAAATCATTCATTTTTTGTGAAAATATTTTGTCCATAAGACTATTTTATATTTATTATTAATTAAATTAAAAGAAAATATCGCAAATGCAATTAGTCAATACATATAAACAAATATTAGACCAAACATTAGATAATGCTTGGAATAAGGATTATGCGTTAAATTTTGACCACTTGCAGAATGATATGGAAGGATAATAAGAATATAACTATAAAATGATATAGCTGCAAGTGGTTAGGTGAAAAACTTAACCACTTATTTTTTTGTAAAAATTTCTAAAATATTTTCATAAATAATTTGAAATTAAAACAGAAGATACTATATTATAATTGTAACAAAATTAAATATTATTTAATAACAAATATTATTTGATTTTTAGTTCTTTGAAATATTGAACTCAAGAGAAATAAAATCCACTGGGTTATTGAAGAATAGGTTCAATTCCGATTCTATAACGTAGTCAGCCGGTACTCCTAAATAGGCAAAAGGAGCAATAATTCAGTAAAGGTACAAAGGTACTATATATGAGGGATTGAAAATTTCCATGGGAATTTGAAAATCAGGGTAAAGTGACCCACCACATGTAGAGCAAGGATTCGCACTTAAATGAACATTATAGAAGAATAGTACTGGATTTTTATAAATTGGATCATGGTGTAATGGTAACACGCAAGATTTTGGTCCTTGCGTTCTGGGTTCGAGCCCCGGTGATCCAACAAATTGATGTAGAAATTTTTTTGAAATTTTTCTTACAAAAGTTTGAAATATTGAAATTAAGTTCTATATTAATATTGTAATTTTCAAATAATATTTAGAAAAATGTTATTTGATTATTTACACTTGAGATCTTTGACATATTGGTACAACAAAATAAATTTAATAAGGATCCTCTGAGATGGGTGCCCTAAGGTAGAAGCTTGAGGATTGAAATGGATAATGTTTTATGCAACATCAAAAGCAGCTGTTTATTCAGCGGCGCCCGTGGGTATTAATCCCGATGAAAATATCGCCTTATTAAAACAAAAAACTGATTTGGAAGAGGAGTGGTGGAAAACCCCTTTCAATGGGATGCCAAGCAACCCAGCGAAATAGTTCAGTAAATATATGTAGTAATACAAACAGAATTTCCTTATCATTCTGGTCTTATAATTTTAATGGTTAGAATACCTGATTAGTAATCAGGATGTTTGAGTTCGAATCTCAATGGGACCTCAATATGAATGCCTTCGATGTAAATTGGAAGATTATTTAATAAGTTGGAATAACATTCATAATTTAGGCCGAGAGAATACCACAGGAGCAGATTGAAATAAGTATTAGCTGATGTGGAACAATATTCTTGATGACGCCATTTGCTCTGTTAGCTTTAATTGGTAGAGCGCCGCACTTGTAATGCGGATGTTATCGGTTCGAGTCCGGTACGGAGCTCCCGAAAGTACGATAGGTTTCAGGAATTTTCCCATCGTACTAAAAAATTCCAAATTTGGGCTTGCATGTACCAAGGCTGGCGAGGTTCCCTTGCAAGGAACTTGTGGAGAGTTCGATTCTCTTCGGGTCCACAAATACAAAACTTCTATAAAGGAAATTTACTTAAGCTGCAGATTTTGTAAAAAGTATGTTATAGATGCGTCCGTTAGAAGTAATTTGATAGTTCATTTCCCTATGAAGGTTAAGGAGTCGGTAGAAGTAGAATCCGGCGCGGACATTTTTTGCTCCTGTAGCTCAGTGGTAGAGCAGTAGACTGTTAATCTATTGGTCGTGGGTTCAATCCCCTCCGGGAGCGCGAACATGGCGAAACATATCCAGTAACTATAGGTGAACAGAAAGGTGAACAGCAAATAACCGAGTATGACTGGTGAATTTCACAAATCATGAATGATGCTGCATTCATTTGTTTTTAGTTTAATTTGGATAAAACACCCGGATGAAACCGGGAGATGTAAAGAGCTGCTTAATTAGGCCTGATTGCAATGAGGAAACCGGTTAAGTTAGTTGGGTTCGAATCCCACAAAATAGCAAATTAATAAAATTGGGGATATAGCTATAATGGTCAGAGCGGCGGCCTGTTAAGCCGATGGTTGTGGGTTCGAATCCCTCTGTCCCCGCTAGTGGTTTGAACTTGAATTAACAAGCGAAAGGATAAAAGCTTTCACACGAATATAAATCCGAAAATGCTAAATTATCCAATGATGGCGCGATGATGGAATTGGTAGACATAGCAGACTTAAAATCTGCTGGGCCGTAAGGTCCGTGCGGGTTCGAGTCCCGCTCGCGCTACCAATAATATGAGTGTGGAAATAACTTGTAACTCAAGTAGAGAGTTTCCAGTAAATGGGTGGCGAGAAGAGTAAAGAGCTTACAATTTAGCCATATTATTATTTTGGATCACTTAGGTGACAGATATTTGGTCCATTGGTATAACGGTTAGAATATGTGACTGTCGATCACAAGATGAGGGTTCGACTCCCTCATGGACCGCCAAATAACTAAGTGATATATTTTGGTGGCGTGGTTTGAATGGTTACAATGCCGGACTGTCAATCCGTGTGGTGGGGGTTCGAATCCCCTCGTCACCGCAAATAGAAAATAATAACTTATAAATATAAATTAAAAACATATGAAAACAATGAAACGAAAACGTTAGTTGTGTATGTTTCCTGAGAGAAATTGGTATTATGTTTTAACCAAAAGAAGCATGCACATAAAATCAAAATCAAAAACAAATGAATTTATTATGTGTATGCCCTCTTAGCTGAGTTGGTTAAAGCTGCGGCCTTTTAAGCCGAGGATCCAGGGTTCGAGTCCCTGAGGGGGTACCATTTGCTCTCATGGCGTTAATTGGTTAGCGTACCAGACTTTTAATCTGCGAGGTCAGGGTTCGAATCCCTGTGGGAGCACAATTATAAATTATGCCTCTGTAGCTGAGCTGGTTAAAGCTGCGGCCTCTTAAGCCGAGGATCGTGGGTTCGAATCCCACCGGAGGTACACAACGGTTTCATATTGTTTAATATGGCTCCGTGGCGAAATTGGTAGTACGCATCAGACTTAAAATCTGAGGTCCAGAAATGGGCGTGTGGGTTCGACTCCCACCGGGGCTACAAATTAAATTTGGATGTGACTGCAGCAATATATATAAAATTCATATTTAAGTGGAAGCTGTCACGGCTGCTTACCTGATATAAAGTAAGTAATAAATGTGTAAATGTTGACTTGCCTTAAGAAAGCAAATGTCAAATCCACTCGGTGAATTAATATGAATTTCCTTGGGGAGGTCGTTTAGTGGTCCAGGACAGTAGGCTTACATCCTACCAACCAGAGTTCGATTCTCTGCCGCCCCACTCTTGCATGCCGTGCAAAAATTCATGGAGAAGTTAAATGGCTAAAGGTTGTTCTTTGAAGTATTAATGCGTACGACAATTATGGAGAAGATATTCATGAATCTTATTAGTGATTAGATAAGTTGATAATGGCGTAATTAACCATTTGATGATATTCTTTTTGGTAATAAGTTTAACACAGCTCCAATACAGTTCTCGATAATCTGGGAAATCGAAGTTGGTCCGTTGGTTGAACGGTAACAATGCCGGCTTGTCACGCCGTGTGGTACGGGTTCGATTCCCGTACGGACCGCGAACATGGCTCATTTAGGGTATTCTGAATAAATGGCTGCAACTGTTTTGAAAGTTACCTATTAAATGAACAAATCGTTTCAATTGCAGTTGAAACTTATGTTTAGTGTATGGGTTGCATGCTGGCGGCAAACAGTACGGCTGTTACCGCCGGAGGATAAGGTTCGAATCCTTGAGCATAGCTATTTGTTGTATTGCAGGTAACAATATAACAAATTATATGGGAAGAAATGGAGATAGTTTGGTTAAGTCGGTTTGTTGAAAATAGATTTAACACGGGCTGTTGAGACGATATAATTCTCAACAGTAACAAGGAACAGATCCGAGCCTTTTAAATTCGGACAGCGATAAGTTGTGGCTTATCAGTGGTTGAATCTAAACTTATACCACGCATGAAACACTGCTAAATACGTTTAGCCGGTTCGTGGAAATTCCGGTTTTAATTTCCACCTTTTTGGGGTGGCTGCTCTGATGGTGGAAGGGCGGCGGACTGTAAATCCGTTACTATGAAACACAGGGGGTTCGAATCCCTCCCACCCCACTGGCATCAGAACTGAGGTTCGAATCCTCAGAGAAGTAGTACTACTTAGTTTAGAAATGGTTAAAACAGTGTAAGTCCGAGTTTTATTAATAAATTTAAAAGTTAAGAGTTATGAAGGAAGCAGTATTTTATTGCGGTATAGATGACTCAGAAGCATTCTATACCAAGCCTGAGTAACGGCACCGGTCTGTAAAACCGATCTGCATCAACAAATTGTCGTAGTGGGCTCGCAGTAAGTAGGTTCGAATCCTACCTCAGGCACAATTCTTAACAATGCCGGTTTATCACAGTATATTGGTAACTGTAGCCGCCCCGTACAGGCGGGTTCAACCAATCGAAAGTATATAGCTCGAGACAATATATATGAATAGAAGTTGAATATGTGAATAGGTTCGATTCCCACGATGGCACAATGGTTTATAATAATTAATCGAATTAATCTTGGAGGTAAAATCTCGCTCCTTACGATGAAGCGTTTTTATTTCGGTAAAATTCCGATATGGGAGTTAAATAGATTAAAGAGATTTGCGCTCTTAGCTCAGTTGGCAGAGCAACGGGCTTTTAATCCGTGGGTCCTGGGTTCGAGTCCCAGAGGGCGTACAATTTGCCTCTATGGCAGAAGGGTTCATGCACCGGACTCTTAATCCGGCTATTAGGGTTCGAGTCCCTATGGAGGTACAATATCGCGGAAGCAGTGTGGTGGTCGCATACAAGGCTCATAACCTTAGTGGTGGAGTTCAATTCTCACTTCCGCAACCAATTATATTCTATCAGGTCGGAGTGCAGAGAAGTACTAATTAGTAAATTAGTAGGTATGACGAACATTAGGAAAATCCGGCACGTAGGTGGTACAGAATTATGGGAAGTTGCAAATTCGCTATAATTTCCGAGGCCGTAGGATGCGTTTAGGCGGTCATACGTTGGAAGGCGCAGGTGGGTAGAATATATGGGGAGATAGTGTAACGGTCAGCACGGGAGTCTTATACACTCGATAGTCTGGGTTCAAATCCCGGTCTCCCTACTCGTGCCAAGGTAGAGCGATGCAAGCCAGTATCTTGTGCTAGTCTTTCGCCATGTAGATGACGGGAAGTAATGTAAAATCATTGCAACATGGTACAAGCCCTCCCTATTCGGAACACGTAAGTGGTAAAGGTAAGGACTTTATAACCGAAAGGTGAATTTGATAAGGATGCCGAATAGCCGAAAATGTATGAAATTGAAGTGAGTAGGTGAGTTACCAGTCTCGAAATACTGGTTAATGCGTCTCTGGTCTAATGGTTAAGGCACTGGACTCCAAACCCAGTAGATGAGGGTTCGACTCCTTCGGGGCGCGCTTATTATTTTGATAGTTCTGAAAAATTTTAATCAGAATGGGCGACATTGACTTGCTTAGCCCAGTGTTGAAATGCAGACCATTTAGGTAATCCTGCAAAGTATAATCTAAAAAAATCGAGGAGTCAAATATGGGTAGGTAACATAAAAAACGATTTAAAACTTCGGTCGTTGTTCTCCGTAAGGTAGTGTAGATTGTGAGTTACTTCAAAGGATTAATGTATTTGTCTGTTAAACAAAAGAGTGTTGGTTCGAGTCCAACCCTACCCGCCACTTATAAGGGAACCGAGTTATGGGGTACTCGGGGATAGGAAAGTTTGGAAACGTATTTGTCCTGTAAATCAGTCTTTCAAATAAACAACCCTTATGGAGCATTAGGCTAACGGTAAACTGCTCCCGTGCTCTGGGAGTGTTCGAGGTTCAATTCCTTGGTGTTCCGCAAATTGGTGACGTAGCTAAACGGTAGATAAACGACTTTATTCGCTGTTACTCAGAAATGATGTTGTAGAACAGAGTTACTTCAAAGCATTAATCAGTCAAATTAAGGAAAGTTGGTTCGACTCCAACCGTCACCGCAATAATAAATTTTTGAAAATTTTATATTTTCAATATTGGGTAGAAGTATAAGGGTAAAACAAATTTCAAAATGACTTTATTCGCTGTTACTCAGAAATGATGTTGTAGAACAGAGTTACTTCAAATTTAAATGTACATTTCGTCGTAATCGAAAGAGATGGTGGTTCGAGTCCACCCTACCCAACAATTCTCGTCGAGCAGCTGGTTTTCAGGGGCTTGTCACCAGCTGGGAACAAAAAAGACCGCCCACCATGTGTCTATGGCCGAGTGGTTGAAGGCAGCAGACTGTTAATCTGCCGTGGAGAAATCCCCATCGTAGGTTCGATCCCTACTGGGCACGCCCTAAGTACTCTATGGTGAAATTGGAAACTGACTTGAAGGCCAAAAGTTAGTAATACACGGAGGAACTGTAAACCTCTGCTTTAATGCATCTCGGTTCGAATCCGAGTAGAGTACTATGTTATATTCTTGCAAGAATCGGGATTTGGTGTAATGGTAAGCACGGGGTTGTATTTGCGCAACCAGGTGAAGTTCGAATCTTCGGTCCCAACAAATAACTATCGGTGTCCGAGTGAAACGGATATGTTTCTATATTGATGTGTCGGCGGACTGTGTTAAGACTTAGAATTAGGGCGCTACTTATCGACGGATAAGCAATCTTGAAAGGGGTACTTAACAGCATCAAGAAATAAACAAGGTTAAAAGTCAAGCAAGCCCGGGATAAAGTGAGGAACTAAGTTACTTGTTTTGGAAACGATCACGGCAGGGATATAGCACCTGCAAATAATGGGTTCGACTCCCATGGCCGCTACAAGATTGCCATTTAGCTCAGTCGGGTAGAGCACGTAACAATACTTTTGTCGCTGGTTACGTAATATCATTAATTACTGTTGAAGATGAGAGTTACTTCAGCCTTTTAAGCTCGGGGTCGTGGGTTCGAGCCCCACAGTGGCAACTAATAAAAATATATCAGCATCTAAAACAGGGCCGAAGGAGAAACAATAGGCGCGCATTGTTCAATGGTTTGGGTCTGTCCGATGAGAAAAATCTTTGAGGCTAAGCCATGATGGATATATTTTTTCTTTGAAATTTTATTTATATAAAACTATATTATTATTGTTAATAAACAAACAGTTTGGGATGTAGGTCAAACGGTTAAGATGTCTGCCTGTCACGCAGCACGGAGCGGGTTCAACTCCCGTACGTCCCGCATAATATTGTTAAAAAGATGACATGCTCCTAAGGTAGGAATAAATCTTTTTATGCAAGAGTCAATAACGATGGTTCTGATAGAATAAAAATTAAATTCAGAGAAATTAGATATTCAGCGCATGCGGGCTATCGTGGGAAGTACAACCACAATTAGGGCGAGGCATAGTTGTTATTGCACAATATTATTTCTTCGTTGGGCCCGTAGCTCAGTTGGTTAGAGCAGCAGACTCATAATCTGAAGGTCGTGGGTTCAATCCCCTCCGGGCCCACAAATTATTATTAATATATCGCGGTGGTAGAGCAATGGTAGCTCGTAAGGCTCATAACCTTGAGACGCAGTTCGAATCTGACGGCCGCAACTAATATCGTGGGATAGTGTAAAGGTAACATTAAAGGCTCATAACCTTTAGCTTCTGGTTCGACTCCAGATCCCGCAACTCCGAGCCCGTAATAGGGACACGTACCTGACGTAAGCGGAAACGATAGGTAAAATGAATTGGGAGGCTCAGTAAGCTTTGTGGTAATACACGCTAGCCTATCTACCTATGCCGAACGACTCTTAACCAATTCAATGAGAAATTTATCAGGTTGTTCTCATATTTTTATAAAGAACTTAAATAGATCACGTGGAGGCAGACCACCCGACCGGAGTAATTAACCGGAAATATGCATTAGTTCTTTATATTTGCCGGAATGGGACAGTGGTCGACTCCACTTGACTTGTAATCATGCTCCGTAAGGACGCGTCAGTTCGAATCTGACTTCCGGCTCTATCGTGTACATACCACTTGCTGGATTATCTGCACGTAAAAAATCAAAAGAGGTCGCGCCTCAACGTAACGTTAGTAATCCCTGAATAAATATGTGAGTGAGAGCGTATTCTATTGTTTGTTCAAATTGACTATTCTATCGTAAGTGAGAAAGTTTTTCTGTTTCGGTAACAACTTAAAACAGTATTTGGGGTCATGGTATAGTCGGCTAACACTTCTGCCTTGCACGCAGAGATCCCGGGTTCGAAGCCCGGTGGCTCCACACAGAACATACTACTAAGTATGAGAAATACAAAAAGTTAAGTACTGGAAATTGGCTTCTAAACGGCGGATTTGTTCCGTGTTAGTTGGAAGAGAAAACTGGGGTACAGGCTATAAAACTCTGATATCGGAGATGCCCAGGGCTTAAGCACGCGAAGGCCGTGTACAGGAATACTGTAGGTGACAGTGATACGTCTGCATGGAATATATACAGTAAGCAATCTTAACCCATACTTAGCAAGTGGACTGTCAATATACTAAACAAACCTTGTTGTATTATAGAGATACTTCATATTTTTATTGTTTGTTTGATTTTTATTTTATTACGATTACATTTTTATTTCTTTATAAGAGTGTTACGGGTTTGTTTATTTTTTTAAGAGAAAAATATTGGGCTATCGTATAACGGTTATTACACAAGATTTTGGTCCTTGTAATGCAGGTCCGATTCCTGCTGGCCCAACTAATTAACTTGCTTAACATAGTTCATGACACTGGTTACCGTTTTAGCAATTGTAGGTATACATGCAATGAGGTTATCGGAGAAGAATCAAGGAACCGATGATTTAAAAATATGATTTAAATCAGACTTCACCAGAAGCAAGTTTTTAATATAATTTGATGAGTACAGGCCTCTGAGTAGTACTGGGGTAAGTAATAAGCAAATGTCGACTTCTTCTTATTACGTTGGTTGGATCTAAGAAATAGTCCTCGCCCAGTGAAATGAGTTGAGTTTCGTGAGAGCTCATAAGGTGCAACGCAACAGAAGAGTAAAATCTCAAAGAGATAATGCAATCCGCGTTTTCTAGCCGTGGTTTCTTCAGTCCGTAGCTCGCAAATTTACTCATCAATATACGGACTTAGTATAACGGTTATTATGACGGTCTCCAAAACCGTGGATGTGGGTTCGATTCCTGCAGTCCGTGCTTAATATAAATAATGGAAAATAAATTCATCACTTATGGGAAGTTATTTATATTTAAGGGACGCTGCGTGATGAACAGTGTAAAAGGCTATTAGTATATCGGTTAGTATGCTTGGTAGTGCAAGAGAGGCGGGTTCGACTCCCGTATAGCTTTCAAATTTTGTTGTATCAATTTATTTGTCCCATTGGTATAGAGATTGTGCCGCTGCTTCTAAACCAGCTGAGGTGGGTTTGAGTCCTACATGGGGCACCAAAGGAAGAGTTCAGGTTAGAATCCTGTTTGAAAACGGACTACACATCAAGGTTTGCCCGTTTGGTGTATAGAATTTGAAACAGCACGCCTTTTATTTACTAACAAATTAATTAAATTAAAATTATGAAACAATTTTGGTAGATTTTTGAAGATGGTTTTCCGTAAATAGATTTGTTTATTAAATCTGTTCAATATTTTCTATGTGTTCAACAATATTTGAACAGAACGTTTTCTTGAACACAGAAACATTATAAACAAAAAATATTTATTTACAATTATGGAAAACAAAGAATTTAGAAACGCTTTATTAGAAGCAATCAAGAACGAATTAAAAGATTTCACTCAAATTCAAAAGGATTTAAAGAAATCACGTAAGGAACAATATCGTCCAAAAGGAAAAGCATTACAAGATATTGTTGATGAAGCTAAAAGTAATGCAGCAAAAATTGAAACTCTTATTTATTATTATCGTTGGTTGAAGCACGGTTTGAAATACTGGGCTAATAGAGGTATTCATAACTTTAAGGAATATAAGTTCTTAAAATTAAACGATAAAGGCTTTGATGCTGATGACTATTATTTCAAGAACTGGGATAAAGTTATTGATTACGGAACAAACAAAGGTAAAACTCACGGTGAACTTTTAATGCAATATTCAAAGACTTATTATATTAACAAATGTAATGAGTATGGAATTGAAGTATCAGAAAGTAATGTTAAGTATATCATTGAAAATAAATAAACGATAATAATTATGGATAAGGAATATATTTTAGATTTAATTAAAAAGAGTGACGAGTTTAATCATATGTACACTCATGAAGGAGAAGACTTTGTAATTGATGCAACAACTAAAGAACAGTTTTTAGCATTCAAAGATTTCGTTAAGTCTAAATCTCATCACCACTATGTATATGTTGCTTATTATGCATTCAAGCATCGTATTGGATGTGATTTTGAAAATGGTGAATTGGTTGATAATTTGAAGTTAAGAGAGTATCTTGATAATGAAATTGTCAAATGTTATAAAATGCTTTACCATGGAGAAAATTCATGGGCTTATGGAGGTGGTGGTGATTGTATGAAATATGAAGCAATCCCAAGATTTAAGAGAAAAGTAATTGAAACATACAATAAATTTGCTACATTAAAAAATGAAAAATAAATTATATATTTTAACAGATAAAACATTAGATCCTATATATGCTGCTGTTCAAGGTGGTCATGCTGTTGCAGAATGGTTACTTGAAAATTGGTAGATACAAGGAAATGGAGATCCTGCTTTGGAATGGAGAAATGATTATCTTATTTATTTGTCAGCTGATGTAAATGAGTGGTATGAAAGACTTGCACCATTTGATCCATCAAAATATAAATGGACATATTTTACAGAACCAGATTTAGATAATAAATTAACGGCAATTGCAATATATGAACATGATTTTCCTGGGATTATAAAGAGAAAATTGAAAAATGAGAAATTATTAGAGAGGAATTAACTTCCTCTCTTTTATTTTTAAACATATTGAGCACACCGTACTATATTTATTTTTAAATATATATCAATGTTCAATTAACAAAAATATTAAAAATATTATGAAAAAGCATTTATTATATCTTTTGATAGTTTGTATGTTTTTATTTTCATCTTGTATGAAACATGATTTTAATGAAAACAATGAACAACAAATAAAAGATAATGTTGAAACAGTATTTGGCACTAATTTTCCAAATACTCAAGATTGGTGTACTACAATAAATAGTTCAGTAAATGTATTTGCAAATACATCTGAAAATATTGTTAAAGTACAAGTGCTTATGTCAAGTGTAAATAGAAATGATTCATCTATTAATATAACAAGTCTTAATGAAGCAAATATTAGTAAAAATGAAAAAATATCAATTACATTTGATGTTCCCGAAAATTATGAAGCTTTATTTATTGCTTTCATAAACGATAAAGGTCAATATTTCTACAAGCCGTTTAAAATTGGTGATAAAGAAGTAAATTTTAATAATGTTCAAAAAGCTAGAACAAGATCCGTAAGTGTTTCATTACCTTCTGATGCAAGTTTTACAATAAATGGTACAGTTGAAACATTTGCAAATCAAAGAGGTTGGCTTCCTGGTGAAGTATTTTATAATTTTGATAATACATCATATACACCTGAAGTATATACAACTGATTTTATAACTGTATTCAATAATGTTATATTCAATTACTTTAAAAATGGTCGTGCATATAATAATTTACCATTGATTAAGAAAAGTGGATATTACAATGAATTATCTTATCCTATAACAACAGGAGATGAACCTATTATTGTATCTCCTGTATATAAGAATGATGGTGGTTATAAAGAAATTGCATTTGCTGATTTATATTACTATTATTATAAAGGTGATTTATCAGTAGCAGAAATTGAAGCATTACCAAAATATAAAGCTATTGATCTTAGCACAGTATTTACAAATGAAGATAATAATGTTACTTACAAACGTGCTTCTTATGGTTTAGTATATTTTGGAGATGGAACTCCAGAAGTAGGTACCGTTGGCACATACAAATTCCCAATTGGATATAAGATTGGATTCTGTTATAAATCAAACACAACCACAGATAATAAAAAGAAACAAGGTGAACTTTATGGAGATGGCCGTTTGAATTATAATATTAACAATTGGGGTAATTTCAAAACATCTAAATTAGAAGCTACTGCACCTCGTATGGCTTGGATGACAGTTGATAATAGAATGTTCTTATGTGTAGAATCAGGTACTGATGCAGACTTCAATGATTTGATTCTTGAAGTTGAAGGTGGTATTGAACCAATTATAATTCCACCAATATATGAAACTAATTTCTATACATTCTGTTTTGAAGATAGACGTCTTGGTGATTATGATATGAATGATGTTGTATTAAAAGGAACTAGACTTTCAGAAACAACAGTAGAATGGACTTTAATGGCTACTGGAGCAACTGATGAACTTTATATATACAATATTGAAGGTGAACATATTAAAAATACTGCTGAAGTACATGATATTTTAGGAAAGCCACGTGGAACGTTTATTAATACACAAAGCGGTGATAATACTCCTTATGTTACTGATATTGTAAGAGTTGCAAAAACATTTAGTTTCTTAGATGTAACAACACAACCTTACATATTTGATAAAAATATGAATTGGGATGTACATATTTCTCGTATAGGACAAGATCCACATGCTATTATGATTCCTTATGATTTTAGATGGCCTCTTGAAAAAATTTGTATTAATAAAGCATACTTACAATTTAATTCTTGGGGAATTGGTTCAATTGAAGATAATGATTGGTACAAATATCCAGAATTAGATAAAGTTTTTTGAAAAAATATTTAACAAATTCTATATAAAAATATCGGGACAATCTCGATATTTTTTTATTATTAATTAACAATAAGCGTTAGTGTTTTGGTACAGAGGTAATAAACGCTTACCTTTAAGAGTTGTAACAGACTCGAGTTGTATTAGAACAAATTAAAAAATATAAAGCTTAACATTATGGTACAAATTACAAATCCGTTAGCCAAGATTGCGGTTAACAAGTCACTTTTAAAAGAATATTCAAATTCAGAGTATTCAAGAGTTGTTTATATGAAAAATAACTCAGAGTTTCAAATTCAAATTTTTAATCCTTACGATTACACAATTGGTGCAGACATTTCAATTAATGGTAAGAGAATGTCTAATCGTATTATCATCAAACCAGGTCAACGTATTTGGTTAGAAAGATATCTTGATGAAGCACGCAAATTCTTGTTCTCAACTTATGAGGTTGAAAATAGTTATGAAGCAAAACAAGCTATTCGTAATAATGGATTAATCAGTATTTCATTCTATAAAGAAAAGCCTTATCAAGAGCCTATACATATCTTTAAGTCAACACCAGAGCCACAGCCATGGTATAATTATAGATTGTATAGTGATAATATTGATAATACTGCTCTTAATGCATATCATATTGACAATGCGGTTAATTTCTGCGCAGAAACAACAAGAGGTTTAGCAAAGAGTTCAGTAACATCTGCTGCAACATCTGCAACTTATACAAGTACATTAGGTATGGATGATATTAAACCTTCAGGAGCAAAGAATATTAATGCAAATATAAGAAGTAAGTCAATTGAAACTGGTCGTATTGAAAAGGGTTCACATTCAAATCAAGAGTTTGAGAATGTATTTATTGATTTTGAATACTGTTCATTTGCACTTGAGACAATTCAAATACTTCCTGAATCTCAAAAACCCTACACTGATAAAGATCTTAAAAAAGTTTATTGTGTAAATTGTGGACGTAAACTTAACACAAAATATAAGTTCTGTCCATACTGTGGTTATAGAATTGTATATTAATAAATAAAGCGAGCTTATTGCTCGCTTTTTTGTTTTGGATAAACTCCGATATAATCCATGATATGCATGGTATCGTCATCTATCATTTCTTGAGTAATATAAGGGTTATGTTTCTTTGCATATAATGGTAAACACCAAGAACTCCAATCCATTTGTTTTATATTCTCCCAGAAACCTTTATCAGTGTCCCAATTGAATAAATGACAGTAATATTCTTTTATTGATGTAAATGGTAAGTTGTCATTTCTAAAATATGTTTTCCATGGGTGATGAGTTCCATATTCCCAAATCATATCTTTATAATCAATAACAGCAAAATTTGCTTCTTTCAAATAAAGTTCTGCAATATCTAAAAACTTCTTATTATTTGTATTATCTTCAAGATAAATACGAATTATTGAACCTGGAAACTCAAATTTGAAATACTTACAAATATCTGGAATAGTTGCAAAACTTATATTTTTTGATTTATAAAAACCATGTGCAGTATGCCAACGATCTTTGCATCTTGAAACTCGTACATCAAATATTCTTACACCTAAGTCATATTGGGTTTTAATATCTAACTTTTGACATCTCCAAAAAATAGATATTAAATTATGTAAAGGATTTATTGGCTTATCGTATGTAAATGAATCGTGTGATGCTATCATATTTATTCAACAACTAATTCTTCTTCAGGATTTATATCGTCTTCTTGGTCATCAGGAATACCGTTATGATTATCATCTTTTACTGGTCTTCCATTTTCATCAAGAGGTGGCACTTTAAATTTTGAATATGAAAATTCTGTCCATGCTGATGTTAATCCACCTGATGCAAATATACCTGCAACTGCGCCAATGTATAAAGCCATATCAGATAAATTAATTGTCATTGTATGATTAAAGAATATATCAACAAGCATACCAACAATAGGTACAATTAATAAGATTATACCTACAAACAAAGTTGCTAATAAGAAAAAGTTTAATGCACTAACATTATTATTTTCTTTAACAAGTTTTGCAAAATAATTATCGTTGTCTTCTTTCTTTTTCATGCCTTTATATAATCCGAAAGTAATTGTTCTTAATATTTTTTGTCCAAACATAAAATTGTGATATATTTAATGCCTCAATATATCAAATCCTATATATTAATAATAACCCAAAAAATTGATTTATGTTAATCTGATGGAAATCAAATAATTAACTAATGATAATTGGGTTAATTTAAATTAATTATTTCATAGTTATAAGAGAAAAAGCATATATTTCTATACCAATTTTGTTATTTTGAACTATATTTAATTGTAATTAATTGTAAAAAGTACAATAAATATTATGAAAGAAATAATGGTAGTATTAGGAGTTCTGCTTATATGTATTTTTCTAATAAAAATAAAAGATGAAATATAATATGAAGACAGTAAAGAACTTTTTTAAGAACGCATGGGATTGCTACTGCCAAGCTATGGCACTTGCATATTATCCTTATTATATGAAGCATGAAACTTCATCAAATGATTAATAGACAATAAATAACAAACAACAGTAAAAATATTAAAAATTAGAATTATGAAAACAATTAAAAGAATTACAAAAACATTAGTTCATGGTTATATTAACGGTATGAAAGAAAGTGCTAGATGGCAGTACGGATATTTATACGAGAAATAACCAATAATTAAATAAAAGATATGAAACATAATTTTATAAAGTGGTTCATATCGGATTATATAGAGATTATCAAGTATATTAAAACTTTAATAGAAAAACAAAGAATTAAAAAAATTGTTAATCGGTAATTATGAACAAGTTAGTTAAAAAAATTAAAGAATATTTTAGAGTAAACGCTTCACAAACAATTGAAGAGAAACATCAAAAATATGCATATAGATTTTATTAATTATGAAAACAATAAAACGAATTGTAAAAAAAATAATATCTGGTAATGTTCTTATGACACCAACAGGTATGATACCAATGAATATATGAAAACAATAATTGTTGGTATATTGTTTATATTTGGACTTATAATTGCAAAAGCAGTTGATACATATTTTCAGTCCAAACATTATTTTAAGTAAACTCCTTAAAACAACATACAACCATTAAAAAAAGGCGAGCATTAGCTCGCCTTTCATTATCTATCTCTAAATACGCCTCCCTCATATCCTTGAATAGTTTTATCTATTTCAGATTTGTCTATTCGATATTGACCCAATTCACAGTATTCTTTTTCTATTTCAATACAAGTATAATTTCTTCCTAATTTATTTGCAACAACTCCTGCTGTACAAACTCCTGCAAATGGTTCGTAAATCCTATCTTCAGGTTTTGATGATGCAAGAATTAATTTTGCAAATAATTTTTCAGATTTTTGTGTTGGATGATCTGTATTTTCTGGCATTGACCAAAATGGTACTGTAATATCAAACCAAATATTTGATGGATATGTCATTCGCATATTACCTTCTTCAGTTGATTCCCAATCCTTATTATTTCCATTTTTATCTTTATATGGAGCTAATACTTTCTTTTTGATTTTAACTGCTTCAACATCAAAATAATAATTTGCTTTATCTTTAACAACCATATAAATATCTTCGGAATTATTCTTCCAATTATTCATTGCACCACGACCTTTATCTCGTGCCCATGTTATTCTATTAATAACATCATTTGTTGCAACTCCAGTTGTATCAAGATTTTGTAAAGCAAGATATTCAATAAATGAAGTTTTCCAATCACCACAAACATACATTGTTCCATTAGGCTTCAAAACACGCAAGCATTCCTTGAATATATCATAAACATATTTCAAATATTCATCTTGGTCCATTGCTTTGAATGTTGTTGTGCTATATTGCTTGGTTAAATTATATGGAGGATCTACTATGATTAAATCAAAATATTTATCTGGAATTGTTTTGTTAATTTCATTGAAATCTCCATGAATTATCTGATTCTTATTTTCAATAAATACATGATCTATTTTTGGAGCAACTATACCTATTTCCTCAGCTGATAATGTTATAGTTCTATTCATTGAGGCTCTTTCTTTCATTCATCTAATAAACATATATTTTATACAATATAGTAATTATATATTAATAAATTTTAAATTTTGTTAAATTATTGTCCAGTCGCAAATATATCATATGTACCTTTTTGATTTGGAATATATCCACCAAGACGATTTGCAAATATATCATCTCCATTATTCATTGGTGGGAACATTGGACTGTTATCACCAAAGTAATCAAAGCTTCTATCTCCCCATTTGTTATTATAACTATCTTCAACTTCAGATTCAATATATTCTTCAATTAATGATTTATATTTACCTGTCTGTTGTACCATAGGAATTTGAACAAATGTCATAATTAAATCATCATGTCCATAAGAAGCTTTATATGATCCATTGCCATTTTTATCTTCAAAGTTTTCAAGTTCACCAAGAGATATAAGGTCAGTAGTATCAATTTGTTCCTTTTCAAATAATATCTTTAACAATGAACAAGCTGTACCTTTATTTCCTGATGTAAACTTAATACCAGGGATAAAGTTTGATGTTGATTTTGTTCTACCAAGAATTTGTTCATCCATTGCTGTTTTCTTATACATAACAAAGTTTGATAATTCAAGTTCATCAACAATATTAAATCTATAAGCAGCTTCAGTGTTAAAATCATCATCATTCAAATCCATAAGCATTCTATAGAATAATGCTCCATAAGTATTCCATTCTAATGACCAAATACATCTATCATAATTGAATAATTGCCCAGCTAATAACCAAAATTCTAAAGCAGCATGTTCAAGATCTACTGAATTGGCTTTCCAATAACCAACATGTTTAAATTTGTCCTTTCCTACAATTTGGAATATATTGAATATAGTGGAATCATTTCCACCGCCTTCTGCTAAGTCAATTGTTAATAAAAAGAATACTTTCTTAAGCAATATCAAATCAAAATCTGGTCTGAAGAACAAATTCTGATGATATTGTAAATGTGTTCCATATAAATCTTCAAGTTCTTCTGTTTTTGGTTCCCACAATATTGCTTTATCTCGTAATCTTGATAAACATTCACGAGATACAAGACATTGGTCAGAAGCAGAGAATTGTGTACCGTATTGATAATAGAAAGCTTCTTCACTTCCTAATATACCAATCATTTCTTCCTTCCATTTTTCAGTACGTTTTTCCCAGATCTTTAATTTTGTATTAAATTGTGGTACTTGATACCAGTCAACTTTAAATGGTGCATATATGTTTTTCTTTTCAATTGCACCTTTCCACAATTTATAGAATAAGTTAAATCCATTCTGTGTTGACATTATACAAACATTTGAGTCAGTAATAGTTGTTACAGTAGGTATAATGTTATTATAGAACAATTCAACATCATTAGGTGGACACCAAGCAAACTCATCAAGAATAAGGAAATTGATTGTTTTACCAAGACCTGCAGTTGGTGAGAATGATTCTGTTGCAATTGTTGAATTATTATCAAATGAAATTTCTGTTTGATTCCATTTCATAGTACCTATCTTCAAATGATAAGGAAGATACAAGTACATATCTTTTATTTTTTTAATCAAGTCTACACCAGCTGGACCTGATTTTGATAATATAAGTCCATTCTTATCTGAATTGAACAATATAACCCAAAGACAATAAATTGCTGTTGTCGTTGATTTACCAGATTGACGACAACTTAAGAATATGCTAAATCTATTGTTTTGTAAATGTCTTATATAATCTTCTTGATAATCACGTAACTTACAGGCTTTCAAACCTTCAGGTGTCATCAAGAAACATTTTGAAGCGAAATATATTGGGTCAGTTGCACAATGCTTATAATCTTCTATTTCTTCAGGAGTATATCTTCTAACAAGTTCAGGTTTTAATAACTTTGTATTCTTGTTTAAAAAAGGACTAGCCTTTAATGGCTGTCCTGATTGAATACCTTCTAATGCTTTTTGTATAACTGAAGTTGACCAAATAACCTTTTCGGCAGCTTTACCACCAACTTGTTCTTTTATCGGATTATACTCATATTCAAATTCTTTATCTTTAGCCATATTTACAATCCTATTAAGGCAAATATTTTTAACTTTGCTTTTTGTATAGCTGCATCAGCTTTTATTTTTGCTTTCTTTTCAACTTTCTTTTTTTCGTCTACAATTTTTTTAGCTTGTTTTTCAAGTTCTTTATTATATAATCTTACAATATTAGATCCAATTTTATCACCCTCATCTTGACAGAAATCATCAATATCTTTTTCAATTTTCTTATATCCTGTTTCTAATTCTTGAGTGATATTCTTTTCAGCTCTTGCTATTTCTTTATCTACATTTTGTTGTACCCATTCTGCACCTTCAGCAATATGTGATGTAATCTTACCGATAGTTTCGGCACTTTTTGCAGCTACCTTTTGTGCAGATTCAATAAACTTTGAAGCTTTCTTTTTTGCTTCATCTGCCTTTTTATTTTTCTTCTTTTCATTATTGTCTTCCTTTTTACTTTCATCTAAATCTTCAACAGGAGTTGTCATTTGAGGCATGACGTCTCCTAATGATAATTTAACTGGTTCATAAGGTTGACCATTTCTATCTATATCGCCTTTTGATTTTCCAACTCTTGCAGATGTATAACCTGCAATTCTCCCAGGAATTGATGCAGGTAATGCAATCATTTTCGTAGTATATTCTGCAGCTAATGAAACTGCTTTATTTGCAATTGCATCATTAACAGCTGCAGCTACCGCTGCTGCGGCTGCTGTTGCATCTCCAGCATTGTCCATTATTGACTTAACATCTACCTCAGATTTCTTTTCTTCTGAATGTATAGGATCTGGATAATCTGGGCCACTATTTTCTGGATCTGCTGTATCTGTTCCTGGATAATCTTTAGGATTACCAGTTGCCATTGAGTTTGGTGGATCACCTGCTAATAATGGAACAATCTTTGGATCTGGTGGTTCAGGTTCAAACATTGGAGTAAATGCTGGAGCAGGTTCAATCATTGGACCATTATATGTTGCTTGCCCATAACTTTCAGCTCCTATATATCCTTCACTCATATAAACTAAAATATATTTAATTAACGTGACATTTTGCACATAATATATCGTTAGCAGTAAATGAATTTGCTAACTGTTGTAATGGTTCTTGTAAATGAGATGTATATGGGCTTCCTGCTGCAGCTGCAGCAACGGCCATACACTTTTCTTGCATTCCACCTCTTAATGTTTGACATTTATGTCCCATAACAGCTGGTTCATAAGGTCCTGCAGGTGAATTGTCTCCGCCACATTGAAGTATATTTCCTGATGTAACATTAATATTACAATCATGAATATTCAACTTATATTCTCGTGTTGGAAAAAAGTCAATATAGTCTTCACCAATTACTTGTTTGTAACCTTGCTTATTATCCCAAGTTGACATAATTGGTGTTTCCATTTCTTCACGAGCATGAAATACATCAGGTGTATCGTCATAATACTCATTAAGATATCCTTGTACTATGTCAATTGTTTCAAAGAATGGAAACCACCAAAATTCGTTATAATTTGATTTATTAACTAAAACCCATACTTTTTGACCTTTAAGAGGCTTTGTAAATGTTTGATAACAATACATCTTAAATGGTCTTACCCAAGGCAAGGCTTCTTTTGTTGGTGTTGTTGTATGATGAATAACTCCAGGAATTGAACATCTAACACGTCCAATTTTAAGAGGGTCATCATTATACTCAACAACACTCTCAATAATATAATAATCTATTAATTCTCCCATCTATAAATATAATAAAAATAAATTAAGTTAATACTTTATCTAATGAATTATAATCAACCATGTTGTCATATCCAACTAATGGAACTTCTTTGTTAGGGTCATACATTGTAAATATATACTTAACCCATGCAAATCTTTTACGATTTTTTAAATAATCCCAATCATATGTATGATAAAAAGCTTCTTGTTCAAATGATATTGAACGATATGCTACTTTTGAAATTGTTCTACCATACTTCTTTTTCTTATAAAACCAACTAAATGGAATTTTAATTATCCATTCTAAAACATATAAAGGCAAGAAAAATACATAAAGTAAATCTTTATATTGTTCAGTATGAATAGATTCGTGATTATATGTACTTTGTTTAAGTCTACCACGATATTCATTACGACCAAATAATACTCCAAATAGATTCATATATGAGAATCCAGAAAATGGAATAATTGAATTATAAATTACTTTCATATTTTATTAAAATTTATTTGTGATGCTTCTGCTTGTTTAGCAGTATTTTGTTGCAACTTTGCTTTTTCTTCTTTTTTAACGTGATCCTTCATAAGTTTATCGTATTTTTCGCTAACCTTCTTTCGTTTTTCTAATGATTTACGCATCTTATCAGGATCTTCCCAATCTTCAATCCATTTTTCATCACCTATGCATTGGTTCAATAATTTATCATAAAGTTCAAATATGTTTTTATGATCTTTATCAATTAAACGGAACCAATAATAGTATTTATCAGAATCATTTTTATCTCCCAATGGAAAGCCTTCCATTTTTGTTACTTCTTCAAAGAAATGTTCAATATTACCTAATGCTGCCCATGCACACCCAGTATCTTTACTATATGATTCACATTTATCGTAAATCAATCCACATATCTCTCTATATAAATCACCTCTTAAATCAAGTGGTGCATCTCCTTCATTAGGTTCATATCCCCAAGAACCTTCATTTATAAATTCATTAAGATTCTTCATTTCCGTATAACTTATTGAATATTTCTAAATAATTTACTTCATTAAGATTTTCATTTAAACCTGAATATGGTTCTATTTTATCTAATTCATTATAAAAATCATCAATTGCTTTATCAAGATTTTCTAACTTACGATCTTTACAACGATATTCAAGATGCCAACAAGTACTTTTGTTTTCAACACCTGTTAAAGGATCTCCATGAATATCAAAATACAAATGCCATTTATTATCTAATTTTGAATGATAATCAAATATTTCTAAATACTTATGCATAAAAACCAAAAATGCGCATAAATATTCCATCTTATGAAACCAAAAGAAATAAACCAAATGACCACCTTTATATAATACTGCACCTGGATAATTATCATTCTGTTTTGAATCTAAAGGTTCTATTAAATTCTTTTTTGCTAATACTTCTCTTATTTTATTAGAATCTTTATAATTGCTAATATAATGTGTTTCAACAGAGTCACACAATTCATTTATAGTATTATATTTACTATAATCATCAACTTGATTTGTTATCTTTGCACCACCAACTTTAATGGCAGCTTCATTAATTGTATTAGTTAATCGTTTCATATTATTATACTTGTGTTGTTTCTGGAGATTCAGGTTGTACTTCACCCATCATTTCGTCATCTATATCTGATGCATCTGATTCTGGTTCTTCACCACCTGTTTCTTCAGTTCCTGTTTCTTCTTCAGCACCAGCTTCTTCCTCTTCAGCTCCGCCTTCTTCGCCTTTTTGTTTTGCAAGCTTTTCTTCCATCTTGTACTTTTCATTCAATTCAAGGTCAGCATCAGACATCTTAAGATATTTCATAACCAAGAACTTAAGTGAGAAGAATGATTCTTCATTACCATCAGCATCAGTTGTTGCTAAACTATCTTTCATTGTACCAATAAATTCAATTCTCTTTGTCATAACTTCAATGTCCATCATTTCTTCAAACAAGTTGTATGAGTTCCAACGAAGAGAAATTGAGTCAAGTATACGTTTATCGTTTTTAATATCTGGAACAGAAAGTGTTAATTGAATACGAAGCGGTTTAAGTAATATTTCTGCAAATGAATTACGAAGACGAGTAACAAAACGTGAGAAGTCAATTTCATCACGTAATGCTTGTGTTGGATCATTACCGAACCAAGTTGATTGAGCTTCTTTATCAAATCTATTTGCAGGTATTTTTGACATCTTCCAAAGTTTAGATTCAAACCATCTTATTTGGTCAGAGTCATTAAGCATAGGACCATTATCAACAAGTGTTTCAATTTGAGGTGCACCATTTTCAGTTTCTGGGAACCAATATTCTTTATTGAATGGCAAGTTCATTTTACCATTAACTGTCAATTCACCTGTTTCTGTATTGAATGATATATCTTCTTTATATCTATTCATTGAATTTGCAAGTGTCTGCATACCATTCTTCTTTGACATTGAACCTACAGGAATTGTAAATAATGTCTTAAATGATGATTGTGTTACCGTCCAAATAACTTGTGCTTGTTCAATGATACGATACAAATTAAATGGACGAATCAAACGCTCAAGATATGATTGTCTTGTTGATACACCACTATCTTCATATTTTATATAAATAACTTGTGAGTCAAGCAATGTACGTTCAAATCCAAGTTTACCTTCAAACTGAATCCAATATGTTGTACCGTCTTTAATCTTTTGAGTTAATGTTGCTGGGTCAATATCAATAATACCAATAATTGCTTTTGGATTTTCAAGGTTATCATAAACAATTTCATATGCCATTACACCGTCTATCAAATAACGCTTATATTCATCCCAAGCAAACTTTTTCCATTCAAGTAATAAATAAATCTTATAGAACGCAATATCCATAGCATTACGAATTTCTTCAGCTGACTTTTCATTCAAATCTTGAATAAGACCTGTATCTAAGAATGGAGTACAAATATAAGATTCATCATCATCATATACAATTGATTCATTAGACATAATATCAAGAATATCTTCAAGTTCAGGCTGCATAGCCATCTTACGAAGAATATCACGTTTCTGCTCTAATGTTTTTTCAGCAAATGATTTGTCTTCTTCTGGTTTTACTTTCCAGTTATTCATTGATGATCCCATAAGAACTTGTTGCAATGCAACTTCTTCTTTAGGTTGAATTGCTTTATCTGCTGGAAATGCAACCATGTTCTTATAAACCTGGTCATTATAGTTCATTCCATAATGAGATAAAGAAGTCAATATCTTAGACCATCTTGTTGGTTTTTGTGTACTATCATAAGATTGCTGGAAATTTTTCTGTACCGCTTCATTAATAGTTTGTTCATTTTCCAACACACTTTCTAAATTACCAAATATCATAATTTATCAAATATATGTATATATAAAAATATATTTTTTGGTTTATTGTATGCTTTACAATAAGATATATTTATTTTAAAAATAAGATTTTTTCTAAATAATTTGAATAATATATAAATTTTACTATATTATATTTGTAACAAATAATAAAAATGAACATGGAAATTTGCCCAAAAGTTTATTTCAAAGTCAACAAGAATTACGGTGTAATGGTTCCCGTAAGTGGTCTCATTTCAAAGATCGACAAGGAGTTTCTGAATCCCGAGGTTCTTGAAGCCAACAAGAAAGGCTACAATGATTATACTCGCGACTTTATTACCAATTGTGATAAGTCGGATGTTTTCTTCTCAGAAAGCTACAACTACGATCCTAAGAAAATCACTTTCAACTTCGACGAAATTAAGGTCTGTGCAGACTCTGATTTTATTGAGATGTCAACTGGAGTTTGTACTTTCGATATGAAGAAAGCTTACAATTCAGGCGTCAAAAATGAGGATGCTGTTTCGTTTCTTAAGAAGATGATAAAGGATTATCCTTGTCCCGATGTCAATTCAGGTTTCTATGTTGAAGAGCGTCGATGGAATATCTTGCTCCGCAACATTATGAAGCACAAGAACACAATGTTGGTTGGTCCTACCGGAACTGGTAAGACTGATGTTATCATTCGAATCTGCAAGGCTTTGAATATTCCTTGCCGAATTTATGATATGGGTGCAATGATGGATCCTCTGACAGATTTGCTTGGTTCTCACCGTCTTGAGAACGGCACTTCAAAGTTCGACTATGCAAAGTTTGTTCAGGATGTTCAGGAGCCCGGAGTTATTCTTCTCGATGAGCTTTCACGAGCACCTCAGATGACCAACAATATTCTGTTCCCCTGCTTGGATGACCGTCGAATGCTTCCTGTAGAAATTGCAGACTCAAAAGGACTTCGTTCAGTTCCCGTTCATCCTGAGTGTACCTTCATTGCCACTGCAAATATTGGTTCTGAATATTCAGGTACAAATGAACTCGATGCTGCTCTTGAGAATCGTTTCATGACAATTCAGGTTGACTACCTGCCTAAGACAATTGAGTCTCAGGTAATTTCAATTCGTACAGGTTGTGATGAGCGTTCCGCAATGAAAATTGTTGGAGTTGCAAATGCAATTCGTGAGCGTTACTTGGATGGTTCACTTTCAAAGACAATTTCAACTCGTGAAACTCTCGCTTGCGGAGAACTTATCGTTGATGGTTTTTCACTTCTTGAGGCAGTCAATTTCTCCTTCTGTGAAAAGTTCCCCAAGTACGGAGAGAACTCAGAATATGATACTGTAAAGAAAATAATGATGGGATTCTAATTATGGAAATTATAAATAGAAAAGCAAGACACGAATATACTGTCATAGAAGATTTTGTTGCAGGACTTGTTCTTCAGGGTTCTGAAGTAAAATCAATTCGAGCTGGCAAATGTAATATATCTGATGCATATTGCTATGTATCATCAAAGGGTGAAGTGTGGATGAAGAACTCCCATATTTCAAAATATGACTCAGATCGGTTTACAAATCATGATGAACTTCGTGAACGTAAACTTCTATTAACTAAAAAAGAAATCAGAAAGCTAGCAGGTGAAGTACAGAACCCAGGTATCACACTTGTACCACTTAAAATTTTTGTTGACGAACGTGGTCTGTTGAAACTTGTACTTGGCCTTTGTAAGGGTAAGAAAGAATATGACAAAAGAGAAACTATTAAAGAGAGAGATTCTAAAAAAGAACTTAATCGTATTATGAAAAACTACTAGCATTTATTTGTTAATAAATGTTTAAGCAACTTTAAATTTTAAGGTTGCTTTTTCTATTTTAAACAAAATAAAGTATATATACAAAATTTATGGAAAACATTGAACAGCTAAAGCAAGATAATGCGAAATTAACAGAAAGACTTAATAATGCAGCAAAATTCTTTAGAGAACAAAAAGCTCAAATAGAATTATTAACAAAAGAGAATGAAGAGTTAAAAGCTCAAATTAATAGAACACCACAAGAAGAAGTAATTGATACAGAAAAATGGAATAAATTAGTTACTGAAAAAGAAAATCTACAAAAGCAAATTGAAGGATACGAAAACGAACGTAAATCAAATGAAGCATATTCAGATGATTTAAATAAACAATGTGACAAATATGAATTAAAAGTTCAGGAATTAGAAAAAAATATTGAGTCAAAAGATAAAGCTTATAAGGTTCTTCAAGATACATATAATGAAGTATTTGCTGATTATAACAAATTAAAAGAAGAAATATCTCAAATTGATAAACTTCAAAATACAATTAAAACATATGAACGTAAAATTGATGAACTTGAAAATAATAACCCAGAAGTTCAAAAATTAGAAGAGCAATTAGTAAAAGCTGAAAAGACAATTGAAAACGATAAACTTGATTATAATAAACTTAATAAAGAACATGAAGCTCTTAATGATACTTATAATAAATTGAATAATGAGTATTCAGATATATATACAAAGTATAATGATTTAGAACAAGGACGAATTAAATCTGAAGAACAACTTAATGCTTTGAATACTTTGTGTATTCAATACAAAGAAGACAACAAAGAGCTTCAAGATAAATTTGATAATCTTGAGAAAATCTGTAATGATTTTGAAAATCAGAAATTAGCAGCAGATGCTGATTATCAAGGTATATTAGATATGTATCAAGAGTTGCAAAAAGAATACGAAAGACTCAGAAATGAAAGAGATATATATTCACAATCAGATGATGCATTAGCAGAAATTGCAAAGATATTAATTGAAAAAGGTCTTGTAAATAAAAATGATTTAACACCACAAACAGCTATTAAAGAAAGCGGAACAGCTCATCGTATGGGAGATAGTTTAGAAGGTGGTAAGAATGTTGGTGTATGAAGATAGATACTTGTATAATTGTAAAAAACGAAGAAAAAACAATTAAAAAGCTTATTGAACAGTTTTTAGTTTTTTCAAATGAAATTCACATAACTGATACGGGATCAACAGATAACACAATAAAGATCATTGAAGATTTCCAAAAAAGTTATTCTAATGTTTTCTTGCATCATTTTGAATGGTGTATGGATTTTGCAAAAGCTAGAAACTATTCATTAACTTGTTATGAATGTAAATCCGATTATCAATTTTGGTGTGATGGTGATGATGAACTTAATGATAAGCTTCTTGAAACATTAAAAGAGTTTTCGCAATCAAATAAATATGATGCGGATATATATTTTATGAAATATCAATACTTTGATGGTGATAAAAATCCCCATAATCGTACATCACTATTAAAAGTTGGTAAAGGATTAATATGGCATGATCCTATTCATGAATATATAGGATATACAACTGCACATAAAGTTGATTATGACACATTTAATAATGGTTCTTTAATTATACATAGAAGACCAGCGAATGTTGCGCATACAGATAGAAATTTGCAAATATTTATGCAAATGGAACGTAATCAATATCCTTTTACATGTCGTAATAGATATTATTATGCTCGTGAATTAATGTATAATAAATTGTATGATTGCGCAATTAATCAATATCATAAATGTATTGACTCAACAGAAGATAATAAACTTGATAAATATAATGCTTGTAATAGATTATTTGAAATAAAAGATCCTGAAGCAATTGATTATTTCTTTAAGCTATTGAAGAATAATGTTTATCGCAAAGATATGTTTTATAATGTTGCTAAATATTATTATGATAATAAAAATTATGATTTAGCAAGATTATATTATCTATGGTGTATCAATACACCTGAGCCTAAACCAGGTCAATCATTTGGATATAATAAAATATGTCAAGTTAATTCATTATTACAATTAAATGTAATTGAATATAAATTAGGCAATATTAAAGCGGCAATAGAATATAATAACAGAGTATTGGCATTAGAACCTTCTCATAAAACAGCATTAAGTAATTTAGCTTTTTATAAGAATTATGAAAATAATCAAAATAAGTGATAACTTAAAGATAAATATTGAAATGCTTTATTCATTAGAGAAACGAGATAATAAGAAAGATATTGATGAATGGGAAAATAAGTATCAAAAATATTTAACTAATTTTACTCAAGATCCACCAATGCTTGCTATTACTGATGATGAAGTATTTCAACCAGTATTTGGAGAAGAAGTTGATGAAGACAAAATGAAATTATATGGGGATGCATTATCTAATCATATAATTTCAATTATTGGAGCATGCCCAATTTATAATGAAACTTATTTTGTTATACTTGCATCAGGATTAAAAATTAACATTGATAAAACAATTTATGATGCAATTGATGAATACTTAAATAAATTTATAGATTAAATTATAAATATTATTAATTTTTTAAATTTCGTTCATAATTTACTATATTAGTTTTGTAATTAATTGGTAAATTATGAACGAAATTGATTTTAGAAAATTGGAGCTAGATGTTTATCATATTTTAGATAAATATTTCAAAGATGTAAAAGATGTAGCAGGAAATGACTATGTCTTGCATTTATATGCTGTTGCTGATGCAGTACAAAAGGAAGCAAATTATGAAGTTGTAGATCCAAAATCAACATTAGCAACATTTTATAAAAAGGCATTTATTGTTGCATTGCTTCATGATATATTTGAAGATACTGCTTGTACAGAAGATGAACTTCGAAAGATTGGATGCGATGATGAAATAATTGATGCTATCAAGTCAGTTACTCGTCGTAAGGATGAACAATATTATTTTGATTTTATTTTACGAGCAAGTAAAAATGATATAGGTCGTATTGTTAAAATTCATGATTTGGAGAACAACATGGATATTAAACGTCTCAATAAGTTTGGAGATTATGAACAAAAACGACTAAAGAAATATTGGTATTCATGGAAATTCCTTAAAAAGGAAATTGATGAAGTTACTGCAAATAATGAAATACATCCTGATAGAAAATTTAGATAATTCATTAATTAGTAATCAATAAAATATAAAGTATGTTTTTTTATTATTTCGGTCTTATTAGTTTTACAGTAATTATAGCAGTTATATTAGCACTGATAACAGTTTCTTGTTGCAGAGGTCATTATCTTTATTATCAGTTTACAAAACCACAATTGAGAGCATATGATAATAAGCTCCAATATTATAGAATTGATTGTGATAAAGATAAATCAAAATGGGTGCCTCTTAGGTGTACTATTATGAGAAAGTATCATCCACGTGGTGATGAAAATAAAATTGCTCATCAGGGAGAATCTGTACCTATCATAATTGAGTCAATTGATGAGCTTAATGAGTATCGAAAGAAGCTTTCAAATTATAATAAGCTTTTGGATTTTATCGACCTTCAGGAAACTCTTATGAAAGATTACAATTCATTTGATGAACAACAGAGAATTATACAATAATTAATATGAATATTAAAACAATCAAAGAACGTTGGAAAGCAATTAAAGCTTTATTGAAATGCGACGAATATTTTTTAGGAGTTGCGTGGAAAGATGATCGTTATCATAATGATCATGCCCTTATCTGTTATGATTATATAAATAATACAGATAGAAATTTATTCTATACTTTTATTCATGATTTTATTGAAAATAACTTGCGTTCTATTTCAGGAAAATTTATATGTGTACGATCTTATGAAGATTTAGAACATGACATATATATACCAAAAGGATCTGAAATTACATTTGACAAAGGATATGCTAATGTAATATCACATGGAAATGTAATTACATATAAAATGCCAATTGAAGAAATATTCTCCCATTTTAAGTTTATGTCAAAATAAAGAAAGCGAATACTTGGCCAAAGTATTCGCTTGATTATTTTAGATTTAATTAAATTAATATGCAGTAAACTTATTACCTTCAACACCATTTGATTTCATATATGCAAATGCATTCAAATTAGATGCTGATTCCCAGTTGTTGAAATTTGTACCGGTACCTGTATCATTACTATTAAAGAATTTATTGAATACACTCTTTACTTTTGTATTACTAATAAGTGATGTTAAATTATTTTTTGTAGGTACAAAGTTTGAACCTGATTGTGAAAATACTTTACCTTTTGAACTGTCTAAAACACCGTTTTTATAGAAATTAGTTCCGCTTGTTTTGAAAATACCAACTTCTGAATTAGTTTTTAATACTGATCCGCCATTTGCTGCACTTGTTCCTGTGTTAACTTCATTAGCTTCATTAGTACTTTCAATTTTTTTAACATAATAATTTGCCATGATATCTAGATATAAAATTATATTTATGCATAAATTTAATTAAAAATAATATATAAAATAGAAAAATAACCAAAATTATTTTTGAATTTTTTTAAGAAAAAATCTATATATTATTTGTAAAATTGATAATTAAATATGATTTCAAAAATTTATACTGAAGATTGGTTTGGTCGTACAAATGGTGGTTATACATTTGATGAGGCTGAAATGAACAGTGGTATTGTTAAAATTGATAATCATAAGTATTCATCCTTCCTATATAATGAAGATAAAGCCGAGCGTATTTGTTCAGATCCTGAGTTCTTGAAGAAAGAGATGATGGATATGATACATGCTGTGGGTTTGAGTAATATTGCTTTCAAGCTTTCAACAACTTGTGAGACTGCACAGACAAACGGTCGTTTTATTGAGGTTGGAATTGGAAAAGAATATCAGGATATATCTGATTGTTATGAAAAGTTGGACCGTGTAATTGCAATGACTCTTCATGAGTGCTGTCATTGCCTTTATACTGACTTCAGTCACGTACACAAGGTTTGTTCAAAATATCCTTCAATTGTTCATCATATTCACAATGTCATTGAGGATGAAATTATTGAACAGAAGCTTTGCTTGAAGTACCCAGGATATGAGAATTTCTTGGCAAAGCTGAAATATAATTTGTTTGATAAGCATTCTGATGAAGCTGAAGAACCTGAAACCGATCTTCAGGAAGTAATGCAGATTTTCTTTTTTGCTGTTCGTTATCCCAAATATCTTGCTAACATCGATGAGGATACTCTCAATAAGCACGAGAACATCATTATTGATATTAAGAAGATTATGAGGGAGACTAACTGTTTTGTTACTGATAATTCAACTCCCACTATTTCTTCAACTGATGCAGCTGTTAAGATTTATGAACTGCTTGTTGATAATTTCTGTTCAGGAAATGGTGATGGAGAATCTGAATCTTCAAATGGTAACGGAAATTCAAATTCTTCAAATAGTTCTTCCGCTTCAGGAATCAATATTTCAAATGAGGAGCCTGATTTTGATGGAGAAAATGGAGGAACTGATTTTGGTGATATTGCTGCTATTCTTGCAAAGATACTTCAGGAATTGTCTTCAGAATCTGAAATGACAGATCCTAAGGACCTTACAATTTATCATACTGATATTGAAGATAAGGTTTCTGATTTTAAGGAGTTTGAATGGAAACAGTGCAAAGATACTCGCATTGATTATAATGAAATTACAACTTGGACGAACGAGAATGTAATGAAATATAAATCATATTACCGTGAGGCTGCTCCTTATATTGCTCAGGCAAATAACTTGATTATCAATAATAAGACAAAGCAGACTGTTAATTTAACTCGTTTCACTCGTAACGGTTCACTTGATCCTACAAGACTTGCAAATGCAATGTGCAATGAGCAGACAGTTTATACTCGTCGTACTGTTGAAACAAAGCACATCGATGCTGAATATGCACTTGTTATTATGCTTGATGAATCTGGTTCAATGAATGACCACGGTATCAATATTCTTGCAACAAAGATTGCAATTATGTTGTATGAAGCTGTTCGTAATTATCCAAAGATTAAGTTGTTTGTTTACGGTCACGGTGATTGTGTATATAAGTACATTGACTGTGATAAGAACAAGAACAAATATGTACTTGGCGCTCGTCGTAATCAGTGTGGTCAGGATGAAGTTCGTTCTTATCAGTTAATTGTTGATGACGTTAAGAAATATACAAAGCTTCCTATTGTAATGTTTAACATTACTGATTCTTGCTACTGTTCAAATGAAAACAGACTTGCAGAACTAGTTCATAAGCTTAAGGATGACAAAGAACAGCCTACATATATTAATTTGATTTGTCTTGGACATAATGAGGCAACTAACCGCAATGTTCGTAGTTGGAATGATATAATTTACGGAGAAGGAAACTGGGTAATTTATGATAAGGTTGTTTTCTGTAATGAATGGACAAACACCATCAAGAAGATTGCAAATATTATTCATAGGACAGTAAAACTCTAAATATTACATAAGACATCATTTATATGTTTATTTTTAAATATATATAAATGATGTCTTATTTTATGCAGTCAAATATATTACAAGCTGAAAAGGATATATATGAACTTTTATGTAATGATGATCTATATGAATTTTATATTGATAGTGTTCACTATGCACATTATATAATTTATACAGATAACTTTGGCATAAATTATAGAGTATTTATCCATGATGCATTATTGTATAATGACATAGAATTTTTTGTTGAATCATTTGATACTAAAAATAAATTAATAATATTGGCATATGAAAAAGATCTTCCTATGGTAATATTATTAGAGGATAATGAATATTCAGTTGATGAATATAATAATTATGAATTTAGAGAAGTTGGTAAAGAAACTGAAGTTATTGCACCAGAGAATAATACAATTGAAGAATTAGATATATATCAAAATTCTACAGATCAGATATTTAATTATGATACTGTTCAATTAACTTATAATTCATCTGAAAATGTATATAAAGATTCTTTAGGAAATAAATATAAAATCTATAATAAGGATAATTCAAAAATTAATAGAATTATACGTCATTATAAATTAATACAAAAAAATAATGAATGGTATAATACTGAAATTGGTAAAGTACAGCATTCATTTGTTGTTAGTTTTATTGATAATACAAAAGTACCTTATTGCTTAATTGAAGTAAGTCAAAATCCTAATGCATATAATAATTTGTATCAAGATGATGGATTTTCAGCACATAATGAACATAGAGAAGAACCATTATATTTTTCAAGATATTATTCACAAGAAGATTTGAAAAATAAATTAAAAAATGATGCATTATTAGCTTCTTATAGTTATGCAAATAAAATTAATAAAGATTATACTGAAGATGAAGAATTTATTGGTACGATTAATGAATGTTTGAATAACTATAATAATACAAATAATATGTATTTAAGATTAGCACCATCATTAGATATGAGAGTTTCTCAATATGAACGTGCATTGAAAATAAACAAGATATATACAGATTATTATAATGATGATTATATTTATCAATTAGCTCAGAATGGGCAAATACCTGTATTTAATGATAATCTATTATATTCTGAAAGTAAATATAACTATATAAAACAAAATATAGAAACAAAACAAATTAGAAATTTAGGTGATTAAATAAAATGAATATAAGTCCAAGAAATAATTTTGATTTACTTCAAAATTTTATTCCATATAGAATTGTAAAATATAAGGATAATAAATATTATATAATGATTAACATATTTGTTCATGAAACAGATATATTTGGTTATAGTATTTATTTCTTTATTGATGATAAATTTGCTCCTGATTATAGAGGTAATGAAATATATGATTTCTTATCAAATATTGATTTGGAAAATGATAACATTAGAGATATATTAATAAATGGTACAGAATCATTGTTAATAGGAACAGATTATTTTTTATCTGGAAATACTGATGATCCAGGAATTATGTCATCAAATATCAATGATTATTTATGTATATCTGGAATTAAGATAAAAGATATTGATAATATTAGTTATTTTATATATAAGAATAAAGCAATAGAGAATAATCAATTTAATGATGATGAATTAAATAAATTAAATTCAACATTTATGAAGATTATTCAAACTTATTCAGATATGTATGGTAATGCAATTGATTCATTAGATTTTGTTTATCAAAATGTAATTGATTATTATGCTAATGGACAATATGATGATGCAATTATATTAATGAACTCTATATTTAATACACAATTAACTACATCAGTTACAGCTAATTGTGGATGTAATTCTCAAAGCGACTGTACAAGTGTAGCTTCAGGAACAAGTACAATTAACACAGGTACAGATTTAGTATCATTAGATACAGCAACTTGCGCTGATAAATATAAGGCAGCAATGTATCAATGGCTTATACAAATGTTATCAGATATTAACTTTTATTGTAATTGGATGTTTACAACAGTTGAAGATGAAGATAATATAACAATTCCTGATGAAGAATTAATTGATAACTTAATAGAATTATTAACAGAGTTCTTAAATGCTAATTATGATTTGTCAAATTTAAAAGGTTGTAAGAGTGCATGCAATTGTGGTCATTCAAAGAAATATTTCAGTAATAATACAACTGGAGACTGTGCAGATTTAATGAATAATGGAATAGGAGTTAATGTTGATAACTGTTCATATTATACAATTATTGAAAATTATATTAAAGCACTTAATTGGGTAAAAAATAATCAAATTGACGAAAATAAGAACAAGATATATGTATATGGAAAACAGTTTGCAGAAATATTTCCATTATTAAGTTTTTAGTTAAACATTAAAGTTTAATATTAAGTTTTTAATTTTATATTTAATTATACAAAAACATATTGTTAAGATATGAAAAATATTGCTAATTATCTTGAATTTGTAGATGAAGATGGAATCTATGAATGCACTAAACGTAATGTAAAAGATATGAAAGACAGAATGAAAGCTTTTAAGAGAGGATCACGAGAAGAAGAAATAGAAGCACATGGACGTCCAATATCTTACAACAAGACTTTTAGAGATAGAAGCAAATATACAAGAAAGGATAAACATAAAAACAATAATTTTTAATATGAAACATTTACAAGATTACATTATTGAACAAGTACAAGTTAATGAAGGTGCTACTTCAAAATCAGTTACTTTCGATTTTACAGATTTAGAAAATGGAAAGGAAACAATTGAATCATTAAAGGATAAAGAAGGTGTTGAAGTTGATGGTGACAAGTTAACTGTTACTGTTAATTCAGATACAGTAGATAAACTTGATACTGTACAAGATATACTTCAGCAATTCTGTCAAACAATTCGTAATTCTCAAAAGAGATCTTCAGATGAACAATATGCTCAAAAGACAGTTGACTTCGAAAAGAAAGTTGGTGAATTAAATGATGCAATTGATGAAATTAAGAATCCGGATGATACTGGAGAAAAAGGAAATGAAGATGAATAATCATTAATATTTTTTAACAGTATAAAGATATATCAAAAAACTTCGAGAATATATCTAGATGTTCCTCTAGCATCCTTCAATATTAAAATCATATAATTATATTTCATATGAAAGTTGATGATGCTAGAGGAATTTTTTTCTCTTATTTATAATAGTGATTATTAATTATTATAAAATTTTCATTTGAATAATCTTCCATCTTTTGAATTTCATCATTTGTTAATTGAACAAGATTATTCATATCATATTTTATTTGTTTTAATTTATTTTCAAGAACTTCATTTTCTTGCTTATTATAATTTGTAACAAATAAGTATTTTTTATCGTGAAGAATATATAATTTGAATGGTATGCTTATTCCATTATACATATAAATATTCTTAGGCATTGCATATGTTTCAAGGAATCCATTTATTGTTGTTCTTTCTTTAATTACTTTATCTTCTATTAACATTAAATCAATTTCATGTTTTGTTAATATAAGATCTTCAATATCGTTAATATTTACTATTTTCATTTTATTATTGTTTTATTTATAGTATTAAATTATCTTACAAATAAAAATATCATTTTATTTTTAATTATATATATTATATAGTACATAATTATCTTTATATAAAATGAATAATGTTTTTAATAGAGAACGAGAACCATGGATAAGACCTTGGAACCAAGAAAAGTTTGATGATTTATATAATAGAGATGAACGATTCTTTTCACTTGTTGTAAAAGGATTATTATCTTGGCTTAATAGAAATATTGTCTTATATAATAAATCAATTAATCATTTTATATTTAATACAGGTTCATCTTATTTATATGTAGAATCAAATGGATATGAATATAATGTGGCAGAAACAACTGGAGAAGATACTATGTATATGAAACTTCCAAGATGCCTTATTGAAATTTCAGATATTAATATACCTATGGAAGAGTTGTCAGCTCCATTTTCAAGAGGTAATTATGAAAGACGTAGTGGTAATCAATTACAAGGATTTAATGCTGAAATTAGAAGATTACCAATTGAGCTTACAATTAATATGAAATACTATTTATCTAACTTTAATGAAACAATTGTTTTGTTACAAGAACTTATAGATAAACTTGTTTTTCAAAGATATTTCAATATAACATATTTAGGTAAAGTTGTTCAATGTTCAATTGAGTTCCCAGCAAATTATAATCCTGAACTTAATAAAATTGATATGTCTTCACCAGAGCCAAATCAAAGAAATATAACATTTGATATAAAAATCTGTACAAACTATCCATTAATTGATACACGTACTGAAATTCCTACTGATAAAGTTATTAGTAAATTTGGTCATGAAGTTGATTTATATCTTAAAGGATTTAGTTCTGATTCTATGAAAAAAGGACAAACTATTTCTGATGATGATGGATTTACTGAATTTGAAAATAATTTAATAAATGAAAAAGAAGATATAATATTTGATAAAGTTGAACCAATTCATACTCAAGATAATCATATAGATAATCCTGATGATAATACTCAAGATAATCCTATAGATAATCCTGATGATAATACTCAAGATAATCCTATAGATAATCCTGATGATAATACTCAAGATAATCCTATAGATAATCCTGATGATAATACTCAAGATAATCCTATAGATAATCCTGATGATAATACTCAAGATAATCCTATAGATAATCCTGATGTTGTTGAAGATAAAGATGGTATAACAATTTATACTAAAGATATTAAAGATCCATTTATTAAAGGATTTGATATAAATAATGATGGAATTATTGATATTAATGATTTAATAACAAAATTTGATACTAATAATGATGGTGTTATTGATGAACATGAATTGATAACAATTTTAGAAAAAATGAAATATGAAGCATATGATGAAAATTGTGATTATGCTGAATCTTGTCATTATAAAATTGATTATAAAGATGTTTATTATGCAATTAAATTAATAAATAAACAAGAAGCAGTGTCTGCCCATTATGATAAATTTGCAAAGAAGATATATGTAACACATAATGATACTGGAGAAACTGCCGAAATTGATATGGTGAAATATAAAGTAATAAATTAAATATGAGTAAAATAGGTACAGAAATAATTGTTGGTCAAATATTTAAACCAATTGTTACCACATTCACTTATGACGAACTTAAAAATTATCGAGACAATGATATATCTATAGGAATAAATAATGCTGTAATTTTTTCAATTCCACAACAAGGATTAGATAATGATTCATCTGTTGATAACCATGAAGAAACATCAATATGGGCAACAGATAATTCTGGGTTATTATGTCCTTTATCATTTCCTTATTCAATGATTGCAAAAATTAAAGATTCATTGGATAGATACGAAGAAAATACAAATGCTAAGAAAATTGTATCAGTTAACTGGACAAAAACACAAGGAACTAGTGAAGCAGGTATATCTCCAAATATCAATATTAAAGTTGAAGTTAAATATGCAAATGATAGAACTGCATTATTAAATGTAACTGGTATTAAAGTATATAAAAATCCACAATTTACTGAAGAATATGTTACTGTTATTGCTGGTGGTGAAACAATAAACTGGTATGATAAAGCTGGTATTTATTATTTACAAGGTCTTGTAACAGATACTGCTATAGGTAGTATAATGGCTACAACAAATGATTTACCTTTGGAGTGGACAATTACAGAAATTAAAAAAGAAAACCCAAGATGCACATCTAATGTTCAAATTAAATTTTATGAACATAATAATATTAAATTTTATTATGCTGAAATAAATTTATCAGCAAATATTGCAGGTAAATTTGAAATAGAAAATTTAACAGAAGGTTGTTTTTTAGATAATACTGAATGTTATGTTACAACTGATAATTTACATGCAATATTTAATTTATCTAATAGAACGTATGAAGCATTAAATGGAAAAATTAAATATAGATTTTATCCTGATAATACAAAATATTATAATGATATATTCTGGACAAATATTGATGTTGGAGCTATTAATGGTATGCCTATTGAATCTGATTATTATATTTATATAGGATTACAAAAACCAACAGAAAATACAAATCCTGATGATGATTTAGCAATAAATAATGCTCCTTTATATACTGGATATGGAGCTGCTGGTTGGAGATCTATAGGACAAACAATTGAACAATATAATGCAAGTAATCCAGCATATAATGGTGGATTTAAAACAGTTATTTTAGATAGAGATTTTAATTATGTTACTTGTTATATTGCTGTGCCACCTAATATGCATACGTATGACGGACTTGGTAATCCTATAACATGGACATTAGAAGAATCTAATATAACTATTAAAAATCGTAAATACAATATTTATAAAAACAATATAGAAGGTGAAATGACGAATTTAATTTACTAATATAAATATATAATAAATATAAATATGGTGCAAAATGGAATTGAATTTACAATAAATAATGAAGATTATTTAATAGTAAATAAAAAAATATCTATTGATTCTTACAATAAAATACAAGCAGGTAAAAATAATCCAATTATTAATGCAATATCAATTGATTGGAATAATGCAAAAGTAGATGAAAATACATATATTAATTCTACTGGTGATTTATTATCGTGGATTAAATCATTTAAATCAAATAATAATTCAGGAAACACACAGTTAACACAAGAACAATTAGAAGCATTAAATTATTTAGTTGATTTTGTTAAACAAATAAAATTTAATAATCTTATTAATAAAAATGATTATTTCATATATATAGGTTTAAATAAACCAGTATCAAAAACAAATCCTTTATTGGATTTAGCAATGAATAAACAACCATTATATGAAAATACATATCCATGTGGATGGTATAGCATTGGGGAAGATATATCTCAATATAATGAACAAAATCCTGCATTTAATGGTGGATTTACTCCAATATGTTTAGATATTGATTTTAATAACGTAAATTGTTATATTGCACTTCCTATAAATATGAATATATATGATGGATTAGGTAATCAAATTGAATGGGATTATGTTGATGAAATTACAATTAATGATCATCAATATAAAATATTAACTAATATATTAGAAGGTGAATTTACAAGTATAATATATTAATAAATATTAAATATAATTAGTAATGCGAGTACTTAAGTACTCGCATTTTTTATTTCTTTGATTGTTCATATTCAATTGCAGATTTTGAATCATAATTGAATGGAGGCTCAGTTACTTCATGTGCAGCATTACCTATACCATCAACCATATCTTCTGATTTATATTCTCCACCTGCTTTACTTTGTTCATATGATACAGCATTCTTATGATCATAATTGAATGGAGGTTCAGTATAACCTTCAGATATTGCAGCATTATTTACTTTATTTTGCTCATATTCAATTGCAGATTTAGGATCATAATTGAATGGTGCTTCAGTTACTTCGTGTTCAGCATTACCTATTCCATCAACCATGTCTTGAACTTTATATTGACCACCTGCTTTGCTATTTTCATAGTTGATTGCATTCTTAGGATCATAATTGAATGGTGCTTCAGTTACTTCATGCTCAGCATTACCTATTCCATCAACCATGTCTTGTACTTTGTATTGTCCTCCTGCTTTACCTTGTTCGTATGATACAGCATTCTTAGGATCATAATTGAATGGTGCTTCAGTTACTTCGTGCTCAGCATTACCTATTCCATCAACCATGTCTTGAACTTTATATTGACCACCTGCTTTGCTATTTTCATAGTTGACTGCATTCTTAGGATCATAATTGAATGGTGCTTCAGTTACCTCATGTTCGGCATTACCTATACCATCAACCATATCTTGAACTTTATATTGACCACCTGCTTTGCTATTTTCATAGTTGACTGCATTCTTAGGATCATAATTGAATGGTGCTTCAGTTACCTCATGTTCGGCATTACCTATACCATCAACCATATCTTGGACTTTATATTGACCACCTGCTT